AATTTTTCAGCGTCTGCCTTATCGTTGTAAGTAGCAACAGCAATCTTTTGATTTGGGTTCATAGCATATTTTACTTTAAACGCCTCATCTTTTTTAAGAAACTTAAAAATCAAATCTTTAAAACTTTGTTTAGCCATTTAAATCCTCTGTCGTTAAAAATACGTTATTATATTTAAATACATCATAACCCATAATAGATTGTGTGTCTTCTTTAAAATCAATTACCTCTCCACTATTTATGACTATATCACCTTCTAAATCGTAAATATCTTTATTTACTATATATTTGCCGTGAGATATAGGTTCACCATAGTTTTCGCTGATATCAAACTCAAAACCTTGTTCTTTGATATGTTTATATATTTCTTTTTCTATGATTGGATTGTAATCTTTTTCTTCTCTGAAAAATGCGATTGCAGCTGCAGCCGCTGAACCTAGAGGTCCTCTTATACCTACTTTAGATAATAATCTTTTTAGATTGAATACAAAACGAATAAGCAATGTGTATGCTTTTCTCGCTTCTTGCACTTTGCCTGGGGGGAATGATTTGATAAAATCTTTTGATTTAATTAGTACCTTACCCTTATCATCAATAATACCAAGTTTATATGCCTTGGTTCTCTTGAAAGGCGTAACTAATATTTTTAACACTCTATAAGCAACTAGGGCGTCTATAACTCTTCCCATTTTATATCCTTTTTAATTCTTCCATTACGTTTTGATCTGTTTCTATATCAATCATTTCGTTTTCTGGCATATAATTTAAAAAGATGAGAATTGTTTTAAGTAAATACCAATGCTGTTTATCTATTTTAAAAAATAATAGTGTAGTTGCAGCATCAATACCGAATACATTTGCCAAGACAATAACGTGATTAATAATTAATCTTGACTTAAATTCTTGAGATGTATCGTACTTTCTAAATAATCTTTTCAGATATTTAAAACGCTTCATATCATCTTCAAATTCTTCTTTACTAGCACCTCTATTATCATAATGCCTTAAAGCAAATATGTCAATAGTTTCAGGTGTTAGTATCTTAAAATCAGCCATAATTTATTCACTTGTATTGATGTAGTAGTAGTATGTTATTTTAAACTCGCAAAAACTTTAAATTGATTGTTCTCTTGTTTTTCCCAGTTAAATTCCATTTTCAATCCGCCATCTTTTTTATGAGAAACTCCATCACCGTCTTCAATTTCTTTACCTTGTGACATAGGACCGTTTGAGTTCTCAGGTGTTTTGCCGTATCTTCCACCGAATTGAGTAACCTCAACAGTTGCGTTTCCCTTATCTGACTCTATCTTAGGTTCAGTAAAGTTTAACCCCATAACATTTAACTTATTGTTAAGTTGTTTCATAGCAGCGTCTGGTTGCATATACTCTTGTTGAGCCATTGCACCAACAAAACCATTTAATCTTTGCATTACTCTTTCGTCATGTATGTTGAAAAGACCTAGATTGTCATCTTCAGCAGAGTTAAGAGCAACAGTATGGCTCTCATCAAATTGTTTAAAGCTTTTCATTTTTCTTTTCCTTTTTAGTTTCTTTATCTTCGTCAAATAAGTCTATCTCAAATTCTAAGTCTTTAACTTCGTTAGGGTTTTCTGTTAAGATTTCAGAAATAACATTAGAATCCTCGTAAGCTTTTCTAGCTCTAGGAGATAGTCCATTTAATTCTTGTAATGTTAATTTTTTCATTTTATCTCCTTATGAAGTTGCCATATTTAGTGCTTGTTCTTTATCTCTGGGCATTTCTTTATTATCTTCAAGTTCTTTTAAAAACAAATCACATTGTTGATTTGCCCCAGCCAAAGCATTTAAATTGTTCTTCATTTGTCTAATTTTTATCTCACCATCTTCAATTTGTGTAGCAAGCATATCAACATCTTTTTTAATCTGTTCTTTTCTTGCAATTAATTTTTCTTTAGTAATTGACATTATATATCTCCATTATTTAAATTTGTAGAGGGGGCGAACCCCCTCCACATTACTGATTATTAGTCAGCGAAAGCAGGTGCAGTATCAGATGATACGAAACCAGTTACTCTCCATACAGTAGAAGAAACACCAATACACTCTATGTCATAGTGACCAGGTACATTGATTTGTAAAGTTTCGTTTGAGTTACCGTCTGAACCAACTACTGAATTAGCGTTACCATCGATATCCAAGAAAGTTACTTGACCTTGGAAGAAGATAGAGTTACCAGTACCAGCAGAGATGATTAAATCATGTCCGTCTTCAGCAGCAGAAGCGATATTCGGTCCTACAAATCTGAAATGCATACCAGCGATAGGCGTTGGTAAAGTCATAGTTCTGTCAGCAGTTAAATCGTTACCAATCAAAAGTCTACCAGCGTGAGTAGCTTCTGTTAGTGTTACGTTTGAATCAGCTAAAGATACAGGCGCCATAAGAGCGTTTGCAGCTTCACCGATAGTTACTTTTTTGTTAATCGGCGTTCCAGAAGGATCATCAACTAGGTGAAGTAAATCTTCCCTTGCTGTAGCAGTTCCTAATGAAGTTAATGCCGTGATTTTTTTGTCAGCCATTTTAGTTTTTCTCCATTTAATTTAACCCCTTATGTATTTGGGGAATATTAGCCCAGGCATTGATGCTATCTCGCCAGGGATCAAAAGTAGTATAGGGCACTAATGCCCTACACAATATTTATAATCTTTTTATTACGCAGTTACAGTAATTGTACCAGCGTCAGTTCCAATAGAAGCAGCACTTGTAATCGTAGAAGCAGTGTTTGCCTCTTGGTTTAAGTGACCACCTTGAGCGCCTTCTAGTCTTATGAACTCACCAATGTCTCCAGAGTTTGTTCCTTCTTCTAAAACAACGTGTTCAGTAGATTTCTCATTGATTGTACCACTATTTAAAGCGAGTGCGTTTGCACCTATTGAAAGTACATCATCTGCATTTGTAGCGGCATTAGCAGCTGCAATTGCAAGTTCGAATGTAAGTCTGTTTGTACCAGAACCACTAGCGTATAATAGGTTGTGTGGACCACGACCTGAACCTGAACCAGCGTTACTGTTTGTGACAGCAAGATGTGGCGTACCACCATCTGTAGCAACTTCAACTTCCTCGTTGAAAGTAACTGTAGCACTTAAAGTACCACCATCAGACTTATCAAAACTATCTATATTCCAATCGATTGCTGTGATGTCTGCAAGATTCAGAGAAGTGCCCAAGTCACCAATTGCCACGATAACTTCTTCTTGTGTTCGATTAGCTCGACCACCAGTTCCAGTTACCTTTTTTACCCAACCTTTTTCGGTAGCGTAAACGTTTAATTTCTCAGCGGCTGTGAAGTGTTTTGGTTTATCTTCAACTGCGTCTGAATTTCCCCATAAAGGCATATTATCTCTCCTTATTAATAAGATTTATTTGTTATATAACGTTACTATTTATCAAAAACCTAATCTCTTAAGCTCTGAAATTGTTTTTGAAGCACTAGTATGATGTATACCAATACCCCCAGCTGCCTTAAATTGATCTACGTTTCTTTTGAAATCATCAATCAATAATGCAGGCCTTCTCTTCCCACCACTTTTCATTGCAAACTTTTGCTTATCTCTACGTCTTACCAAGTTAATATTACTTGTAGATATATTAACATTTTTTCTTAACCAAGTTCTTTTACCTGGTATGCAGTTAGGGTCTTCAGTTGTATAAGCAGATAATATATGTGGTTTATATTTGTCAATATAATTCCATAGTTGTTGTCCTCCAGGCATCCAAGGCATATTTGACCAGAAATTACGATACTTCTTGATCACTTCCCAATGTTCATCTGACTTATCTTGTGTGAAGATAACTCCTGTCGCCTTCTTCGCCTGCACTATAAAGTCACAAAGCACACCATCCATATCACAATAGATACGAGGTAGATCGCCTTTTGCTTCTCTATAAAACTCTTTATAATCTCTCACTAGAGATTTCCTCCCTAATGTAAATTACCTGTGTTAGTTCTCATACCGCCAGAGAAATTACCAATGTCTTTGTCTGGATTAACTTCTATTTTAGTTTTACCACCAACTTTGATTTCATCTTTTTTCTTTGATTTTACAAGTTCTTTAGTATCAACTTTCTTATCTAATATTGCGTTTGCTATTCCTGTTCTTAATGGCACCTCTCCTGTTTCAGGATTAGCCTCAGGTTTAACAACTTTATTCTTTTCGTTTTCTAACTTTTGTTTTACTAAAGCTAATTGACCTGTTAGATTTGTTATTGTTCTTTCTAAAGCATCTGTATCTTTTTTAGGTTCTGCTTTTTTAACTTCCGACTCTTCTTCTTTTGCTTCGTTTGTTATCTCTGGATTGTTAGTCACATAGTTAGCGACAGAATTTAACTTATCCTCTGCACTAGTTATCTTAGATTGTAACCATGCCTCCATATTATAGTCATCACCTTTACCAGAAAGAAAGTCCATTATCTTACCTACTCTATCTTGTATAGTTTTTAACTGACCGACTGCCATAGAAACTTCGTAGTCTTCTTTAACTACTTTAGGTTCTCTAACTTCTTTTAGTGAGTCAGCAAATGATTTAGTATATTTTGTCATTATGATCCTTACTTAACTAGACCTCTTGATTTTAAAACTGCTTCCTCTAGTGAACCAGGTTTTGTATCTAGGTATCTTTTTGCTTTTTCTCTTGACTCACCATACATAGCTTTCATATTAACCATTTTCTTTTCTTTTGAAATTTTCATCATAGCATTCATCATCTCAGGTGTGTCTTTAACTTTTGCCATATCAGCGCCACCGTTATCTTTGACAGATGCTTTTACATCTGATTTCATGTACATAGCATTCATGTCTTTCATAGCGTTCATAGGTTTAGCTTTCATAGCATTCATTTGCATTGCGTTAAGAGCTTTAACTTTTGGTTCTGAGTCTGTTTCTTTAGTCTTTTCTTCTTTCTTCATGTCTTTCATGGCATTCATCTTCTTCATAGCATTCATAGAACCGTATTCTTTTTTCATAGACTTCATTTCTTTTTTATCTTTTCTTAACATTGCGAAGTCTTTAGCATCGAGATCACCATCTTTATCTTTATCTAATTTTTTTTGACCACCTACTAAATCTTCTTTCACTTCTTTTTTATCTTTCTTCATGTCATGCATTTCTTTTTTATCTTTTTTCATGTCGTGCATTTCATCTTTAGAGTCGTCTTTCTTACCTTGTTTAGCAAGAATAGCTTTCTGCAATGCAGGTGGTAATTTCTTTTGTCCTGCAGTTAATCCCTCTGTTAAACTATCAACATAACTGAAAAATTCTTTTTGATCTTCATCTTTTAATTCTCCTAGGGAACTGATTTTGTAATGCTCCATAGCAGAGGTTAGTCTTTGTTTGTATGATTCATTCATTTTAAGTTCTCCTTTTTTGATGAATTGCTTGTCTTCGCCTAGACCTAATTTCTTCTTGACCATATTAGTTGCTGTCGCATAACGAACAGCGTCACCATCTTTTCCATATCTTTTAATAAAGTCTTTCTTAGGTAGATCATCAGCTTTCTTATGTACTTGTTTAATTTGTGATTTAGATAAATCTGCTTCTTCTAAATCTTTCTCATCTGAAATATCTTTTGCTAATTGTTTAGCTTGTTTGTCGTGTGATTTAACAGATTTTTGAAGTTGTTTGATGATAGGTTTGATAGTCTTCTCATCATCTTTATTTAAATCTTCTTTAACAACTTTAGCACCTGAGCCGTATTGATCAACATATCTTTGTGCCTCATGTGGAGTGTTGTATCTTCCTAAAGTCATTTTGCTACCATCTTTTTTAGTGATCTGTACAGTATATGTTTCTGTCACTGGTATTTTTCTTTGTATCATTTTTGATAATGCAAGACCTGATATGAAAGGTATCTTTTTCTTTCTCACATCATTTAAGGCATGATCTGGAAGTCTTCCTATCATGTCACTTAATTTCTTAGCGTTAGAAACTGATATAGTTTTATCTTTCATAACACCATATGCTTTTGCAAGTTTATTAAGTTGATCTGCACTAAAATAATTTTGATTTTCAATTATATTAGTTAGAGTATCTACTAATTCATTTTCCTCATCTTCTGGAAAAACAACTTGCCAATCTTCAAGTATGTCAGATATGTATTTAATCTTTGCATTTTTAATATCCATTTGAGTAAATTGATCAAGACTTTTAACAAAGTTTTTTATATTTGGTGTTAAATCTGAAGCCTTTTTAGTTGACCAAGTCTTTTTCATTCTAGCAAGTTGATCTTTTGAAAATGAACCTTTGTACATATCAGCAATACTTTCACTCACCTCGTAGATGTAATCTTTACCAAATAGATCATCAACTATGTCTTCTTGGACACAATTAGGAACCATTTTGTCACCTTTTTTCTTTAGGCCAACTTGTTTATATCCTACCCAACAAGCTTCTTCTAGGTCAGTTTCTTTATCTTCCTTTATCTCTACTTCGTCATTTAAAGCTAAAGGTCTATCTAAACCTCTAAAGTTAATGTGATTATTAAAATTTAAAGTGTGTGTAGTAATTGATATGTCTTTTAATCCATCTCTCTTTAATTGAGCAGCTTTATCATCAGCAGCTTTTTGTGTTTTGTATGCAGCCGCAAATCTTTTCTTGTTTGCAGGATCAAAAAATCTAACAACAAAACCTTTTTGTATTTTTTCTTGAATTGTATTGTCTTTTTGTTCCTCAAGTGAAGGACATTGACATTCTTCACCCTCACATTTAGGGCAAGTTTCTTCTAATTTAAGAGTGCCTTTATTTTTTTGTAAGATTTTCAAATCTCTCATAGTCATGCCTGGTGCTCTTGTAGCTATAACTCTTGCTAAATCCATAGCTCTAATTTTACCAGCCTCAGTATTTCTTTCACTAGCAGGCATATCTTTTAGAATCATTTTATATTGTTTCTCTAATTCAAACTTTCTCATATCAGGACTAATTTCATTTAAGTCTTCTTCATATTTAGGACTCACTTTTTTAGTGCCATCTGCTCTAGGTATTAAACCTTTTGCTTTTAAATGTGCCTTGTCTGTAAAACCAGCGTTGCCAGACTTAAATCTTTTCATAGCGTCAGCCGTATCAGGAGCTTTCTCTCTAACTTGTTTTAACGCTTCTGTCATGTCTATGTGCTTCATTATAGTTCCTTTTTCATACGTTCAACGGCCTTTTCTAGTTCTTCCTTGTACCGTTCTTTGTATCGTTTCTTATATTTATCTATTGTTTCTTCTTCATTTCTAAATTTTTCTATATCTGCCATCTTGATAGTTTCACTATATTTTCTGAAGTTTTGTATAGGTTGACCTGGGGTCATACTCATTGTATGCCTAGCAGAATGATCTGTGCCTAATAAGTAATATTCATCTATTTTCATCTCTTTTTCAAGTTTATCTATCAGACTTTCTTTCTGCATTTCTTTTGTCTTTTTCTTCATCTGTTCAATATATCTTCTATATACTGCCGCTTCTGAAGTTTTACCCATCTCTTTTGCTCGTTGTTCCATTGCAACAGCAGCTTGAATCTTGTGTGCATGAGTCTTACCAGAATTCTTAATCTTATTCACACTTGCTCTCGCAGTTTCAACATCTTTGAAACCTAGACCTTTGATAGTGCCTTTTGGATTTTCATCTGTATATAGATCACTATGTTTATCTGAACCTGCAGGTTGACCTTTCTTTCTAGGTATTCTAGGTGCTTCGTCTAAAGGTTGTAGATCATATAACCATGCCTTCTTAATCAGACCGTCATTCTCATATGATACATAATTAGAACCTCGCCTAACAACCATACCTTGTGTGCCGTCTGTATGTTCTACCATATCACCCACGTTGAATATTTTTTCTTGATGATATTCTTCTCTTAAATCATTGTTCACAAAGTCAGTAAAATTACCTACATAACTTTCTCTAATGTCCATACCTTTCTTGACAGCGGCAAATAATGCCTTTGTATCACTATCAGAAAGATTAACAACACCTCTTTTAAAATTTCTATAATCATTATTCTTTGCCATCTCTCTCATTTTAGAGGCAGACATTCCTGTTACACCTTCAGCATCAGGATCTCTCTCGCCAGATGAAGCAACTTTGATTGATTTGTAATTGTATTCTTTACCATTATACTTGTCAGCGAGTGATTGAAACTCTCTTATCCTATCACTACCAGCTACCATGATTATCTCACCATACATCTTGTCGTAGAATTTTAATATCTCCATAAATGTTCTTTGTGTGCCACCTGCTGCCATAATCTTATTTCTAGGAAACATTTTTCTCATAAACTTAACTTTGGTGTTTACATCTAATGGATTCTTTCTTTTGTCTTGTGAGGCGCTAGCATAGACAACGTGATTAGCGCTGTTCTTTCTAGCTTGATTTATCACTTCTCTCATAAGTTTATCATGCCCACTAGTAGGAGGGTTGAACCTACCAAAGGCAAATATTAGTTTCTTGCTATTATCTAACGCCTCTTTAACAGCCCTCGTTTTACTTTGGGCTAATTCTTTTCTGTAAGGTCCATGACCTTTATCTTTCCAGTTTTTATCTTGAATATTTTTAGCACCGACAGATTCTACATAACCACCTTTAAGTGAATCTATCTCATCATCATCAACTTCACCATCTGCTAATATATTTTTTAGATATTTAAAGAAAGTTATATAGTGATATTTTTCTAACATCTTATATATTACATTTTTAGGTAATCTATTTTTGATACCATATGCTCTAATCTCGTCTGGTGTCATGTCTTTATCAAACGCCGCTCTTCTTTCAGCGTCAACTGTATCACCGATGTCAACAATATCTTGTATATCTTTTTCTATTTCTTCTAACTTATTCTTAATTCTTTTTTCTAAATCTTTAATATCGCCTGATTTTAATTCTTTTAATTCATCATAGTCGATTATATCTCTTTTTAATTCGCCTTTAATTACGTCTATCTCTTGTACTTTTTTATCAAAATCTTTAATATATAAATTAACATCAAAGGTAAAATCTTCTGGTCTTTTTACAAACTTATTATTCGTTATATCAAATACTGCGTCTGCTTTATTATTTTGATCATCATAAGTTTTTTCATCTGTAATTAAATAATAATTAACAGGATGTTTTGTACCTGGTATTAACTTGCCTTGTATGTTGTCTGGATTTTTAGAAGATAAAAATTGTTTTGATAATCTTAATCTCTCGTCTTCTTGTTTTTCCTCTGGCACATCAAATAAAATATTAATATCTAAATCAGCATCATTTCTATATCTCTTTGTAAGTATAGAGCCAATCAAAGTTATCTTTAAAACAGGATATTCTTTTTCAAATTCTTCAACCTGTTTATCAATCATAGATAAAACACTAGACTTAATCTTTGGATTATCTGTATCTTCATCATCAAAAACACCAGGTGCATAAGTTCTTCTAGGTATATCGATAATGGATTCTACAAATGTTTTAAATGTTTTCATTTCTTTTACATAGTTCCCTTTATTCATAAGGGCATACATTTTTTCACCTAATAAATTACCAGCATCATAATCTGAAACATAATGAAATCCTGCCAATACTCTTCCATAACCACACTCATTACCTGCCTCGATTAAGTTAGCCTCGTGTTCAGGAAATTTACCTGCAACATATCTCGCAACTATTCTTGATTGAACCGCATGGCCACTAGGGTATGATGGTGTCTTGTTTGTTTTACTTGGTGATGTATCAATCGTCTTATCTATTTCGATAGGTCTCTTTCTATCAAACTTATCTTTAAAATAATTAATAGTATCTGTTGCTCCATAAATTATGTCTTTAAATTCATCTTTGTGAAACATCATTTTATTATCGTCACAATATTTTTTAATAGCATAGAAAGGAACTTCATCATGGTCTGCGATTGATTTCTCTTGCTCTGCCGTTCTATTAGATACAATTTTCTTCACCTCTTTTGCTTCACCTATATCATCTTTAGGTGGTGCAGGTATTGTTATATCTTTATACAACTTATCTTTAAAAAATTTCATTATTCTCCACCTCCATTACCATTTGATCCATTACCATTAGTGCCATTACCATTGCCGTTAGTACCATTATCGTTTGTATTGTTATCACTTGATTGTTGATCATTTTGTCCGTTGCCATTTCTACCACCAAAGTAAGGATAATATCTAGTCACGCCAGTAGGCACACAGACTTGTAACTTATTATCAAATCTATATCCTGGTGGACACTTTTTCTGTTTTTGTGCCTGCAACATAAACTGTTTAAATTTATACATCTTATCCTTTTACCCAATCTTTTGCTACATTAAAGTTTGCCTGACTAAAGACTAATCTATCAACTAGTTTGACAGCGTTACCTTTATTTATTGCAACATAACCCTCAGGATTTGTTACCTTGTAGCCATTTTTAGTTCTCATAAAAGAACCTATACTTTGTATCTTATTTAATTTACTTAACAACATACTCTTTGCTGTCTGTAACGTGATGTAAGAAGCAATAGTAAAATAAAGACCTTGTCTGTTAGGTCTTAATATCTTCATACCTGCTTCTAGTATCTCTTTGTATTTTTGTTTTGCTTTATCAGTTTTCTTACTGTCTATCTCTTTCTTTATTTTCTCTATGAAATATACCTCAAAGTTATTTGTTAATGCTTTTGCATTACCAATCTTTGATCCTGCTCTAATATATGTATTGAAAAATGTTTTAAGTTGAACACCTAGAGATAAAGGACCTTTATCTTTTTTAATTTTATCTATGAAAGCACCTGCCTTATAGATAGAACCCTCTGCCATATTTAATATAGCGTCAAATCTTTTTTCTTCTCCTGAATTAAAACCAGGATCTTCTGCCTGTTTGTATCTTGCGTCATCAAAGAATACGTTTTTGTTTTGCCTTAATCCACCAACACTTGCACCAAAACTTGCTTTCATAGTTTTGATCGTTTTACCTGAATATGATGTGTGGAAAATTATACCGATCTTTGCCTTGTTTATTCTATCATACATAGAACTGCCAAAGAATCCACTCTTGACAACTGGCACAGCATAAGTTATTGTGTTAGGTGTAAATACAATCGACTTCTCTCCATTAACATTAGCCATCTTCTTATCATCACTTGTAAACAATAAGTCACCTTGTATTACGCCTTTGATACCTAACGAAGGCAAATACTTTAATGCAACAGCAAGTTTATCCGCTAATGCGCCGCCGTGGTTTCTGGATATATCCGACACGGTGTAGTTTATTTTAGGCGTTGCATTAAATATTGATTTCGTTCCTACGAAAAATCTACCATTCTCTGGATTGATACCACAGAATATAGCAGGTGCACCGTCCCATTTCACTGAAACAGTTGAACCTCCCTTGCCTCCCTGAAGCATTTTTTTGATAGACTTTAAAAACTCAATCGAAGTTTTTGCACCGCTTGTCCCATTATTAATAATTTCGTCTTCTAAATGTTCAAGGTGTGTATTTCGGTCTTCATTTAAGACTTTTTTAAACCCTTGCATTATGCACTTTCTCCATTTAATATTATATGATTATTTATATTATAACACACTTTAGACAGGCTGTCAAGTGATATTATTTGGCAATTACAAATTTACCAGATTTTGGTGCTCTAGAGGTTACATAAGTAAATATACTTCTAACAAATTCAGTTTTTACTTCTTGTTTTTCTTTTGCTAGCCAACCTGATATGACAGGCATAACTCTATTAATAATAGTTGTAGCACTTAATTCACCTCTTCTTTTATCGTAAGCTTCTTTACCATACTTATTTCTAAATTCTGCTTTTGTTTTCTCGTGTATCTTATTTTGTGCTTTAAATAGATCATTTCCTATCTTATATTGTTTTAAAAATTCTTCACCAACTTTTGAATTATGTTGACCCACTAACCTAGAAAATGCGTCAAATGATGTAAGAGAACCACCTCTTGCTTGAGCACCTTTATATGTAAAGTCAACTTTCCATTGACCTGCTGAGGGTTCATGTCTTATCTGTATCTTACCTTTATCACCACCTTTATCGTCAACTATTCCTAATAACATATCTCTTTGTGGATCTTTTTCTGTGTACCAGACTTTACCTGCTTTCATTTCAACTTTATATATATCTTTATATTTTACATTTTTTAATAATTCTGTTTTTGATTTTTCATCAAAGTTTACTGGTTGAAGTTGAACCTCTTTAATTTGTTTTTTTAAAGATAAAGGAAATAAATCACCTGATTTCATATTTTCAGTAATTAGTATGTTTAATCTATCTATATTATATGAGCCTTGATTTGATTGTGCAAATGATAACTCTTTATTAACATTTCTTTTTGCAACTTCACTAGCAAAATACATATCAGCAGGACTCCATTTATTAATATCACCAAACGATGGTTGTCCTAGAGTAGTCCAGTATTTTGTATTCTTATTTGCTATCTTAAATAACTTCTCTATATTACCCATGATAGGACCATCACCTCTTTTGTATAGTAAGTTATTAATTCCTGGTGTCTGTATTCTATTAAATTTTGTATATCCTAACTTTGACATTAAAGTTGTAATATCTTGAATTAATTTCAAAGCAATTAAAACAGAGGATCGATACCAACCATTTTTATCACTAGGTCTTTTTAAAAAATCTTCTATACCTATTAATGAAGCACCTGGAGTATCAATAGCTTTATATGCTTGATCTATTAATTTTCTATTATCAGATTCAAATTCATTATAGTTAGTATATTTTGATAAATCTAAAACTGATTTTGCCTTTGATACACCTGCAATGTCGGCTATAGCACAAAATAGTGCTTGTGCTGATTCTCCGAATTTTGTATCTATTGCTGACATATCATTATTTATATATGGCGGGAGCGAAGGGACTCGAACCCTCGACATCCTGCGTGACAGGCAGGCACTCTAACCAACTGAGCTACGCCCCCCTAATTAATCTTTTTTAGATTCTTCTTTTTTCATACCATCTGTTGTGCCTTTGAACACTAATGATACTCTAAACTTATCTGTTTCAACTGATCTCGCAACATGAGGTATTCTACCATCAAACAATACGACACGACCTGCTCTTGGCCAGTATGACTTCACAATGTTTTTTGCGTCACTACCATTAAGACCATATGGTGTTTTTATCGCCATCGCTCTTTGTTCATCATTTAGATTAGGTGTCCAGAATTCAATCGATCCACCATCTTCAGGTTGCCAATCAGGTGTTAGATATACAATTGCTGTATATTGATTAGCAGTCCAACCGTCAATGTGTATGCCGCCCGATTGATGTTTACCATGACCATTAAGATAATGCCTTAATAGTTTCATACCAGGATTAACTTTATCCCATATCTCTTTAACCCAATCTTGTTCTATCTCGTATTCTTCTCTCTTGGTATCATGGCCACCAAGATGAATATGTTTATAACCAGATGTCTTTGCCTCTGCTTTCATCTCTTCCGATGAATACCAACCTTCTTGCCAGTCTAACTTCATAGCAATATCATAATATCTTTTAATATCTTCTTCAGGTATTGTGCCGTCTGAAGCATTGATTGTTCTATGATAATCACCACCAAGCATATTACTACCATCGGTAGTTGAGTATTTGCCGTCTGGTTGTTTCATTATTACTTCACCCATTATATTTTCCCTTCCGTCAAGAACTTGACAATGCCACCACTATGAATCCATTGTTTATGTTTATTATGAAAAGCAGCAAGCTTCTTAGCATCATCTTCAAAGTGACTTGATTGAATAATACTTCCTGTTGGTCTTTCTATAACCAACCATCGCATTTTATTTTTATGCTTACTCAATTTAGTTTCATAGAATAGTTTATTTTTATGCATAGTCTTTGGTGGTCTTTTGTCACCAGGAAAATGCCTAGTTCTATTGCTGCTTTTCTTTTTTTTCATATTATGATTGTGGTTGATCTGCGTTATCCTCTGCAGGTTCCTCAGCAGAGTTAGCGGCAGGCTCACCATCTTTAGCAGTTTCTTCTACTAAAGCACTTTCAGGTAGATTATTTGTTAAATAATCGCTGTACCAATTAATTATAATTTTAACATTATCAAACTCAGATGTTAATTGTCTTAATTTAGCTTGTGCCTGTGAAACCTGTACGACAGCGTTCTTACACTTATCGTCTATTTTAGTTTCGTCATATGTTTTACCATTTATTGTTATTGCCATTTTGTTCTCCTTATATTAATGCAATGTCAGAAGCAGCCTGTTTACCACGTTGCTCTGTTAGTTCGTAAGATACTGCTTGTCCATCTGAAACAGATTGTACATTTGCAGCTTGTAATGCTGATACATGAAGGAATGCATCTTTACCACCATCATCTGGTGTTATAAATCCGAATCCTTTTTTAGCATCAAACCATTTTACTTTTCCTGTAGCCATTTATTTTCCTTTTTAGTTTAGGTCTTATATTTTAAAGTCCGAGAATTGACCTACTTTTTTCCCGAATTTATTATCAGTTGTTAATGTTTGACCACTATCAACTAAATCTGTTTGTGCTGATTGTTCTACATCATAGAATCTCATCTTTGATCTATCAACACCTAGAATAAATTTTCTATTGATCGTTGGATCATTATATCTATTCTTTAATTGTTTAACCATTATCTGATTCTTTTCTTCTAGTTCTTCACTTGATATCAAGGCGAACATGAAGTCTGCCGTTGCAGGCAAACCAAAACTTTCAGATGTATCTTCTAAACCTACATCACTACTTACAAAACCACCTCTTGTAGTTTGTGTGGCAGAGAATATAGGTACATCAATCTCAACTGCAAGACCTCTTAGTTCTTCAGCGATTGATTTGATGTAAGTATAACTATTCACATTTGCACCTGATTTAAATCTTGCACTAGCACATATATTCAGATAATCAATAAATACAATATCTGGTTTAAAAGATTTCTTCATTGCAAGTTCACTCAATAGATTCTTGAAATGACCTGTATGAGCAGACGCAGTAGGATATTCTTTGATGATTAACTTACCTGTCGTCTTACTTTGTAATTTGTTTATCTTCGTTTCATACATTGTATATGGCAATTCTTCAAGATCACTCATACCCACATTCAATAGATTAGCATCTATTCTCTCGGCAATTCTTTCTTCAGCCATCTCCATAGTAATATACAATACGTTCTTACCTTGTAATAATACAGATGAAGCAAGGTGTGTCATAAACATTGTCTTACCAACACCTGTACCTGCAAGACAAATATTCAAAGTCTTGCTTGGTATACCACCTCTTGTAATTTTATTGAAGAAATCTAAATCTAATTCTAATCTTTCTTCTTTCTTTTTATAGAAGTCATATCTTTCCTGTGACTCTAGTAAATAATCATGCCCAACTTTTTGATCAAACGATACACTCAAAGCACCTGATAATAATTCAGGTAGATATTCTGGTGTGTGTTGTTTATCTTTACCATCTAGTATCTGAATACCACCTAGTATTGCATTATGTATGGCACGATCTTTACAAAACTTTTCTGTTGTTTCTAATAACCATTCTGTATTCACTGGTTCTTTATCTAATGTAGATAATATATCTGTTATCTTTTTGTATTCATCTTCATTAATATTCTTATTAGAGTTAATCTCAATAGATAATGCTTCTTTTGTAGGAAGACTATTATACTTGTCAACAAATTTATAGATTTCTAAAAATAATAATCCTTCTAATCTGTCAGCAAAGTATTCTTGTTTGATGAAAGGTAAAACTTTTCTAGTATATTCTTCGTTGTGAATTAAATTACTTAAAGCTGTTTGTTCAATTCTTGGCATTTAGTTTATCTTCTTTTAGTTTTTCATCAAGTAACACAACTAGTATGTCACCGATATGGTTAATAAATTCTTGACTATCAATATCTGCGTCAATCTTATTCTCTATTATATCATAATCGAACTGCATAGGCAAGGTGCCATCGGGTCTTTTTTCAGATTCAGGTCTGAACCCAACAGCACCGTACTTATAAACTATTGATGAAAATGGACCACTAATCAACTTCAATGCCGTAAAGTCCTCTCCAGGCTTCTCTACGAACACATAGTCTTCCATATGTTTAGGATTAGTCGTCTTGTGAGGTTTCGGTATCGGCTTCTTCAAATCCATCTCCATATTTAAACTCTTTACTACATACTCCATCTAATTGTTCTAGTATCTCTTTTGTGAAGTATTTTGTCGGGTCGTTATTAATTGTCTTACCAAATGTTTTTGATCCGTCTGGTAATTCAATTCTAGTAGAAACTTGTTTAAATATTTTATGTTTTAAAGCCAAGTCTAGTAGACCGTAGTATCTATCCAAACCTTTGTCGTAGGTTAATCTAACATCTACAACTTTGTTTTCTTTGGTTAATCTTGATTTATAGTTCTTACAATGTATTATATTACCTATAATTTCTGTGCCATCTTTCTCTTTCCTTTTAGATAGATATACGATTGATGACGCTGCATATTTTAATCCTGATCCACCACCCATTTCTTTCTGTGGGAACATTGAACCAATAACATCATAAGTGTGATTAGTAATTATCAAAGGCACTTTTGCCTTACCTAGTTTTAGTGTCAATACTCTAAAGGCAGCCTTGACTATCTGTGCCCTTGTCATATCTTTAGTTTCTTTACCTGCTTGTGTATCTTCCATCTCTTTAGTAGTTGATAACATACCTAAACTATCTAATACTAATAACAATGGTTTTCTATCAGAGGGGTCTTGCTCTATGTACTTATCAAGCACAGTGAGTGATTGATGTCTAAATTCTTGTACAGTAGTCACTGGCATAATAACTATTCTACTGCTATCTATACCACGTTCTTCAATTATATCTTTTGTAATTGCTGATTCTGATTCAAAGAATATAACACCACCGTCAGGATTTTTATCAAGAAAGTTTTTACACATCCCTAATACAAAGAAAGTTTTACCTGTAGCACTTTCACCTGCGATTGCTGTTATCTTATTTGATGGTAGGCCTCTATGAATTGAGCCGCCTAATAGTGCATTGAATATATATGATCCTGTATCTATGAAAGAATCAACATCACCTGAAGCACCGTCTGATACTATACTGGCATATTCATTACCAGTTTCTTTTATTATATCTTTTAAAAAATCACTCATTAATTATCCTTGTTAGTTTCATTATCTATTATACTATATTTATATTCAATGTCAAGCAAAGAATTCATCTAAATTTGCCTTTCTGGAATGTTTAAACAAATCAAAATTTTTATCACCAAAACACCAAACATTTTCTATAAAGAGTTTATTCATAAAATCCGCTTTGGCTTTATCATCTGTAAATAGTTTATCCGATTTAGGTCTTTGCATAATTCTCATTCCTATCTGGCCTAGAAACTTATCTCTTAATCTATTTACCAATTCATCACTTGATCTATAGCGAGTACCTTTAATCTTTGGATCCATAATATTAACAAATAAAAACTTTGATACTGCCATTGACTTTTCGGCAACAGGTAAATAGAAGTCATCACGCCATTTCTCATACTCATTAAATTTAGACCACGATTGATCTTCTTGAAACTCACCACCCTTATTATATTCCTCTGTTGAGAAATAAGGTGGAGAAGTAAATGCAACATCTATCGGTGGCAACTTATGATATGGTAGGTCTTCAGCACCACAACGCCATATTGTAACTTTCTTAGGTTTAGATAGTAACTTATTATATTTTGATATCTGTTCGGTATATCTAGCGTATGTGTTAGGATTAGGATCACAACCATAGTATTCTTCGGCATCACTAGCAAAGAAACCTGCAAGTCTATCGCCCCAACCACAACTTGTGTCTAATACTCTTTTAGCATTTGTCATCTGATAAATTGCTTTTGCAACGACAGGTTTAAATTGTGTTGCAATATATGTGCCTAATCTAAATGCACTTATATAACTTTTAGAATCTAGTTTACCACCTAGTAATTGTTCAGACTCATTGCCATCTAAATCTTTTACTTTAGTTAGTTTAACATCATTGATACCACGCCATATAGGACCTAAACATTTCCATATGGCATATGCGTCACCATTTTCCCATACTTCTTTAGGTGCCCTAAAGCCATAACTACCACATTCTAATCTCAAATCTTGCATAAAATAATTTGACACATCATTGTAGGTACTTGGCCCATTGATTAAACCTAAACCATACTTTTCATAACTATATTCATAATCATCATACTTTTCAAATACTTCTTTATCAACTTGATCTTTAGGTGTACAAATAGAATTAGTATTGAAGTTTTTTAAACTATTAAAACTATTTCTCATATCATCCTCTGTTATTTCTTTTAGAGGAAATACAGGTCGTTCAGTTGCGATATAATCAGCAAGATTCTTTCTCATTTCTTCTTTGCCGTATTCTGCGTTCATTGATTCAAATGTCTTATTATCTAACACAGGTAACTTATCGTCTCCTGCGGCGGCTAATAGACGGCTATATAGTGTATTGTTTCTGATATAATCTTTCATAATTTTAAAAAAAATCGTCTAAGTTTGCCTTTCTTTCAAAATTCCATCCGATTGCATTGACAATAAATCTTAATGGTTCTAAAAACGATTTAGTAAACATTTCATCATGGTTAATATATTGATGTAGTTTAAATTCTTTTGGTAACTTACTAGTAAAAGATATGACATTTTCTCTTATAGGATTTGGTTCTTTTAATGTGATAAATTTAATCTTATCGCCATCTTGTATTGTTTCATATTTTCTTAATTTGTTTTGTTTCAATAAGTTATTATAAAGTAAAGCACCTCTTACATGAATAGGAGTTGACTTTTGATATATGTCTTTTGTTGAAGAATACTTTTTAAGATTATTACAACTTCTAGGATATGCAATATCTTCAGGTGGCAACTTCTTAAAATGTTTTCTAAAATCTTCTATAAACTGAATTAATGCTGATTCATCTTTTGTCATAATCACTTTTAATGCTTCTTTAATCTTTATACGACAAGGTGCAGGAGTTGAAGATTTAACAGCTTCAATACCCATGATCTTTAGTTTAGGTTCTTTCAGATCAAGACCTTCTTCATTAAACACATTTAGGATATATCTTTTCTTTGCAGTCCATATGCCTTTGTTGGCGATTACTTCTCGTTTCATAATCATTTTCTGATCATAAGCATTTACATACTTTGCTAGTTTAGCAAAACTAGAATCAATAAATGGTTGTAGTTTTTCTTCACAAAACTTATCTAATACTTTTACGATCTTTCTATGATCAGATTTATCTTTAAATATCTTGTTAACCATTTCACCTAGTTTGATGTAGATAGAATCTGTATCAGACGCAACAACATAGGTAACATTTTTAGTACTTAGTAGTTTGTTTAGATAATCATTTACATCACGTTCAATCCATCTGATAGTCAATTGACCAGCCATAGTAATACCTTCAGCGTGTCTTACATCAAAGTATCTAAAGTATTGATTACCGATAGCACCATAGGCACTATTCAAGGCAATCTTTCTTGCAAGTTGAATATTATAATTAGAAGATATCTCATTCTTTAATCTTTCATCACCAGTTTCTTGATACAACGCCTTTGCTTTTGCCATCTTGTTCTTATACATGACACGTTCTTTGTAAAACTTATCCATAAGTTCAGGTAAGAAACCCTGCTTGTCTGTCCTAAATTGAGCACCATTGGGAGTGATAGTTCTCGTATCTAGGTCAGACAAATCAGATTTTTGATTTAACATATTCTCAACACTCACACGATTAGGATCATGACCAATCATAGTTTCAGGAGAGATATTGTATTGCATAATTAAATGCGGATACAAACTGTTTAAATCGAAACTCACTATCCAGTCGTGAAAACCTACAACAGGATCTTTTACATAGGCACCTTCATAACCTCTTGATTGTTTAGACTCTACAACGGCAGGTGCAACAATATTTTTAGATTTTAAATGATTGAATATAATTGTATCCCACATTCTTACTTGACCAAAACAATCTTGATAATTAACTTTTGCTTCATAGGCCATTGTCAAATGCAACTCAATCAGTTTCATCTTGTCTTCTAGTTTATCAACAAGTTCTACATCTTGGATATTATATTCTATAAACTGTTGATAATCTTTTGTATAAAATTCTTTAAATGTATCATAAGGATTTTCATTTTTGTTTTCACCTAGTTCTACTTCACCTATATAATCTAGTTTATAGCTCTCTCGTCTAACAAATGTATGTTTACGATATAGATCAAGATAATCCAATACAGTAACGCCCATGATATCCCAATAGTTTTGTTCTTTGTTAAAACCTTTTGCTGTTATTCTAGCACTTTGTTGTGACACTACGTTCCAAGGACTAAATTGTAAAATAAATTCATCACCCATTAATCTTCTAAATCTATTCATCAAGAAAGGCATATCGAAAAATTTAACATTCCAACCTGTAACAATATCAGGATTATATTCTAACCAAAATTCTAAAAATTTTTGAATCAATTCTCTTTCAGTAGGACATTTAATATATCTAACATCTGGCCTATCATTCACAAAGTCATTCATACCGAAGACTATGATCTTCTTTGTTGTATGTTCTTTTACTGTTATTGATATAAGAGGTTCAATTGCCTCATCTGAATTAGGAAAACCATTCTCACTTTCACACTCTATATCGATTGTAAGTATTCTTATTTGTTTGATATCCCAATCTATCTTGCCAGGAAATTCATCTGCAATAAAAGGATATTGATATCTCGTATTACCATAATATTGAAAACCACTTACATCTTTATATTGATCAATCCATTTCTTAGCCTCAGGCATACTTTCGAAAGTAACCTTGCCAACATTAGTGCCGTCAAGTGTTTTGTACTTTGATTCTTTACCAGATGGAATAAACAAAGATGGTTTATAATTAATTCTAAACTTCTTATGACTACCATCGTGGTTCACACCACGAACTAATAGCCTGCCACGATACGGCAATACCGAAGTATAGAATTTCATTAATTATATTTGTGTATTATTAAAATGTTTTTTAAGACTAGCAAGTTTTTCTTCCGCATTTGCAAGTTGATCATTCAACTTATCTAATTCTGATAGATGTTGAGGGTGTTCACCTATTGCGACAGGATTGTCAAAATAGATTATCATAGTTGCTTTCGCTGCTTCTATATCAGCGATATATTTTTTCTCTAGTGCTTTGTATAGGGGATTGTTTGTTTGATGATTTTGTGCCATTGTTCACTCCTTTGATTATATAACATTATAACATATTTAGAATAGATTGTAAAGCGTCTATTCATCTTTTTGTAATGGTAAATTAACACCTCGTGTATCATTGCCATCGCTTCTTTCAATCCAAGAAGAAAGAACAAACTTTCTATTTGGATTTACATTGACTTTAAATCTAGTCAATAAATCTCTATTGATTAAAAATGTACTTCTTGAATCTTTTGTCGTCAAGCCAATTGGCACATCTGTATAAAATTTATTATTGAAAGTTATATCTACAAGAACAATCGGTCTCTCATCTACTTGATCCATTCGAGTTGCCTCAGAGATACCTTCTAGTTTACTTGTAAATTTCTTACCATCTTTTTCCCATTTGACAGTTTTACCTGATACATCTATTTTGTCAACACAAAACATTGACGCCTGAGTACCGTTACCTGTATCAAACTTTGCTCTGACAGGTCCATAACCATCGATAACAAGTCTTTCGTGAAACCCTGCCTCTTTTGTGAAAGAGTGTTTTCTATGTACGTCTTGTGTAAGATAGTTAAATAATTCTTTTACTACATTTTCAGGTGTAGTTTTTCCCACATATGATCTATCCTTTAAATCAGTATTATATAATGAGAAGTTTGAACCAATCCCAGGTGATCCATTACACTCTAACACATAATAGTTGCCATTCACTATCGCATGGTCGACACCTACCATAAACGCACCAGTTGATCTGGCAGCGTCTAATACTACTTTACGTTCATCATCTGAAAGTTTATAAGGTTCAGTAGTTGCCTCTCTATGTCTATTAGACCTAAAATCTTTCTTAGCACTTATTCTTTTTGTTGAAGCTAATACTCTACCATCAACAACTATTGTACGAACATCAAAGTCAAACTTCATAAATTCTTGTAATAGTAAAGCAGCACCAAACTTCCATAATGATTGTGCAACTGAGACCATACTTTTTTCAGACTCGACAACTGATACACCAATACCTTGTGTACCTGTTAGTGTTTTTATAATGACAGGATACTTGCCACCTAGTTTTTCGTGGGCATGAATTAATCCTTTTTCATTTGAAATTAAAGCAGTTCTTGGTGTAGGTATATTATCTCTCTCAAAAGAAATGTATGCTGACATCTTGTTATCACAAGTAAGCATACCGTTTCTAGTGTTTATCATAAATGCACCAGCATTTTCGAATGTAGATAATAACGCTAAACCAGTTTCGTCTTCAAGAACACCTGCTCTTGTAAAACAGATTGTCTTTGAAAGATCAAATTCTATTTCAGTATCTTCGCCATCAATATTTGATACAAGCAAAGTACCTTTCTCTAAATCATTTTTTGATACCCATGCCTCAGACGTATTAATAATATGACAAGGAATATTTCGACTTTTACATTCCTTAGCTATCATATTACTAACAACAGACTTACTGTCAGCATTGATTTTAGTTAAGATAGCAACTTGTATATTACTTCTCTCAACTTTCTCAGATATGAATTCTTTAAACTTGGGCGCCTTCATCTTCTATTTTTTTACCTATATTATATTTTGCTTGAAGATCCCACTCGTTCTTTTCTTTAAAACTTAATACTTTAATTTGTGATAGAGGTGCTTTCTTCTCGGCGATTTCTTTATTTAATATAGCGATTAAACCCCAATCGCTTAACAGTTGAGCAATTGTGTTTCGTCTTTCAGCGTCATTGTCAGAGAAGTTTGCTGTCTTACCATCTAAGGCAAATAACTCTTTGAAATGCACTATGAAATATCTTCCTTGTTTGTGTAGTATGTGACAAGATTGAAATAACTTTTTATCTTTTCTTGATGCCACACCTATTCTAGTTAGAGTCTCCCTGACTTTTAGAAAATCATCAGGCTCTTTTAACTGTACTTCTAACATCTTCTCAGGATGCCAGAGATTATCTAATTCATTCATTTTGTCCCACCTTTATATAATTTCTCTTTAATCAATTTTAGTTGATCTTTAGTGAGTATATCAAGTACAGTTTTTGCTTTTTCATTACTATATCCATAATACTCTTTTACCAAATCAATATCTTTTAATTTATTAGCTCTTAAAAAAGGACTAAACCTTTTCTTTGATCTAATACTATTTAGTAGAAACGAGTATTGCATATCCTTATCTAGGAAGTGATTACGATTTACTTCATTTACAAGCATTATGGTGTCTGAAAAGCCAGACAGTATCTTGTTAATTATAAATGCAGGATACTTCTTGACCCAATCCTTATCATCGGATTTCATCAAATCTTTTTTAGTGAAGTTTATAGAGTTAAGATAGTCTTTAAGTTCATAGCTCATTTATATACCTCTTCAATTCTTTGTCTTGTACATCTTTTGGTATCTCATTCTTATAGAATATTCTATAACTATCATTACCATATTTACCTATGCCATGTAGAGCCCTGGCGTCTTTACGATTCCATGACAGGAAATCTATACTCATCAACCTTATTCTCTTTGCCCTAACAGTTGACATACCTAAAGGTCTTAACATCTTCTCCTGTGTCTTATATCTGCCTCGTATATAAGCAGCTGCATTAGGATATCTCTTGAACAATTTAGGTAATAACTTCTTGACTTGTTTTCTATATGTAAGATTAAGACATATGACACCTACCATATGTTGCCATACGCTCTTGACCTGTTGTTGTACCATTAATTCATCTATCATACTTCATTACCCCATGCATCCCAGCCATCAAATTTTTGTCTAGCAAATAATTCTATTCTAGGTAGATCACCACATAACTTGATTATATCGTTTCTGATTCTATCTGGTTTTCTACTATGTTCTCTACGCTGATCTATGACTAATTGTGCCACAGATTTACTAACTCTTTTAGGTTTACCTTTTGTTGCAAGTAAACACATTTCTGGATTACATCTAGTCCAATATCCTAATCCTGTAAACATACCCATATTAGTTTTGTTTGATTTCGCCCAGGTAAATCCTACTGTCTTGTAAGTGAACCCCCAGGCGTCAATAACTTTAAATGCTTTTTCTAATAATGGATCAGTAACCCACATTAATAATACACAATCTTTATCTGCTATTTTTTCAACAGGCATATCGCATATATCTTTTAGTGACATACAATCATAATGTTGAGTAGCATTTCTACCTTCTCCTTTTTCACTTCTTGATTTAAAGTGCCAAGGTGGGTCAGCATAGATTATGTTATATTTTTTATCTGGTAATGATATCACTTGAATTTGACCTGTGACATTAGTTCAGTTAAACAAGCAACTAAATTAATCTCCTGGTCAGCAACAAAGGCTGACTTGTATTGATAGTCAGCAATAATTAAAACAGCATGAGGTATAGTTGATGGTTCTAAATTAGTATATAATGTATCATATATCTTTCTAAAAATCTTAACAGGATCGTTGTCAAGATTATTGACAACCCATTTTCTCATGTCACTAAACTCCTTATTCTTTAAATGAGTTACTAGTGTCTTTAGGTTTTCATCTGATACATTCACTAAAATGCCAGCGTCTATGGCACCACTTACTGAATATCTTTGTAGTTCATTAATTAGTTTTCTAAAATCTGGAAAGTGTTTTGTAATTAATTCAACAAGGACCTTGTCTTCATAATCTATATTTTGTTCTTTAAGAATATAAATTGCTCTCTCGAACAATCTACTTGCCAGTTTAGGTTTATCTTTAGGGTTAACTTTAAACTCTATGTTTGAGAATCTACTATGTAGAGGTTCTATAATTCTATTCTTAAAATTACAAGTAAGAATAAATCTACAATTCTTATGAAACTCCTCTACAAATCCTCTTAACGCAGGTTGTGTTGATTGTGGATTAAGATAATCAGCCTCATCTAATATCACAACTTTTTTACCACCAGATAGTGATACAGTTGAAGCAAAGTTTTTAATCTTATTTCTTAATACATCTATACCACCTTCCTCTGAACCATTTATCATAATCCAATCACAATTCATTTGTTCACATAATGCTTTTGCAACTGTGGTCTTACCGATACCAGGAGTACCAGAGAACAACATATTAGATAATTCACCTTTCTTAACGAAAGACGAAAATAAAGATTTTAGAGAATCAGGTAATATACAATCATCAATAGTCTTTGGTCGATACTGCTCGACCCACAAAAAATCTGTATTCATACAGAACCTACTTAGTTATAGTACTGTCTGGTTCTAAAGCGATCCAGTATTCAACAGGTAGTTTTGTGTGTTTAAAGTGTGAGATTGATTTTGAAGATACAGCAACATCATAGTCACCGTCTAGCATTTTCATATTCTCTACTTTGAAGTAGAAAGTATAATCTGCTGTTGCACCTTGACCTACAACGATATCAAAAGAGTTTGATGTATCGTTCTTCTTATCACAAACTTTAAGAACAATATCGCCACCTTTTGTACCGATCAATGCTAAGTCTGGTGATTTTAAAATCGCAGCCATCTTTAACAGTTCTTTATAGTTTGATGATGATAGACTAAAGGTTACCTCTGCTTCTGGCATATTAACTTCTTTAGTAGGTGATACTATTACTGAAGGATCAGAATAGAAATATTTTACTTTTGATTTACTACCTTCAGAGGATATTGTCATATACTTATCTTGTAAAGATAATTCAGGTTTAGCAAAACCTGATACTGCTGATAGGAATTCATTTAGATCATAGATACCAAACTCATTGGTAAATTCATCTGAAATTTTTGCCTTAGCAAAAATATTTCTCATAGTTGAGATAGTTGATAACTCATCACCTTGTTTGATTAATATGTTAGTATTAATACCTGCAAAGTTTTTAAGTGTTTCGATTGTGTTTTGATTTAGTTTCATTATATATTTTTCTTTCAATTGTTAATTTATTGTAGTATATCATTTTATATCAGACAAGTCAAGCTTACTATTTTTTATATATCTTCCCCAAATGTATTTCATTATTTGATATATAGGAAATGGTAAAGTTATATACTTAACTCTTTTACCTATCACATACATAAGTTGTCCACGCCATGGTAATCCATGGTGACTAAAGCCTATGCAATGTTTTATGATGTGCATGAAATTATTATAACAAAGTTATAAGGGCCTGTCAAGCAGGCCCCTTTATTATTATATGTTTAATGGACTTGTTGATTGAAATAACTCTTCCCTCTCTCCATTTACTGTTACAGTTTGTTGTTTCTTAAATAGTCTTATCTTATCTAAGTTTTTATGTTCTTTTTTTAGAGCAGGTAAAGCACCATATAAAACTATGTTATCAGCAAATGCAACCTTTGAATTATTTGGTGAAGCCTCAAAGAATGTTGCTCTGATATTTTCTATATCTGATTCCCAAATAGTTTTAAATTTATCTACTAAGTCGTTATAAGAATTTAAAAGATTACCAGAGTCTAAAACACCTGTGTGTATGACAACTCTAATTTGAGCACCGATATTATCTTTTGCAAGTCTGGCTGCCTTTGTTATGGTTGAACTCACAGTTGAAGCAGATACGACTAGATACTTTATCTTATCTGTATTGATGTATTTGTTTTTATTCATCCATGTCTTGATTTGTGTTTGTGATTCCCAAGATGTTATATCTTCTTGATTAGTATCCTTTTCTTTATAAACACGAAGAATTGCAGCATCCATAGCGTTTTTAGTATAACTGTTTTCGCAAATATCATAAAATCTTTCAGTTATTGCGTCTATTTGTTTATACATATCGTCATATTTTTTTATCCAACCTTTTTGTAAAGCAAGTATGCACTCTTGCTCTATGTCATATAACCTCGATGGTCCTGATGGATCGTTTTTTGGATTTAATTTTAAGGCAAACTTTGAAGCATCTGATTCTTCTGGTATGTCATATACTGTAGCGATACAATTCTCTAGTCCTATCTCCTCAAATATTTTATCTCTCGTATGACCTGTTAGTGGATATAAACCATCTGCTTTTCTAATCAAACTTAAACCAGGTGATGTTAGTTTTAAACCTTGCTCATGTATTGAATTTCTAATATCTTTATGTGCAGGATTACCATTACCAAATCTACTTTGATAGGTCTGAAATCTTCCTCCACGCCATTTGATATCTTTTCTATCAACTAGTGTGGGCTCAGAAGCTGTTCCGTATGGAAATTTATCACCATACATTTGAGGCTTAAGTTCTTTATTGTGAGTTTGTTTGTGAATTGTTAAGTGGTCTTCATTTAGTCTTTTTACTTTAGATAGATCCACTATGTGGCTTGATTCTATTAGCATTTTATTTCTCCTTGTTTTTAGGTTGTCAATCTCTTTACTAGTGGTATTCTAGTGTATTGATTAACAATTAATTAATGTTATATTTTTATTTATATTATATCATATTTAGAGGAGAGGATCAAGCCCTCTCCTCCATTTTATTTTTATTATTTGATTTTGATTGTCTTCGGTTTCTTTTCCTCAGGTACAATCTTTTCAAGATCAATAACAAGCATACCGTCTTTTAATTCAGCACCTTTTACAACAACATCATCTGCCAATGTAAACGATCTAGTGAATTGTCTTTTTGATATACCTTTATGTATTGGTTCTTTTCCCTTGTCTTCACTCGGTATAGATTTAATTGTCAATTGATTTTCAGCAGTAGATACATCAATATCTTTTTTGCCAAAACCAGCAAGTGCTATCTCAATGTTCCAATTGAAATTATCTATCTTATTAATATTGTAAGGGGGATAATTTACTGTCCTCGTATTGTCTAGGTGTAAATTAAAGTGATCGAATATATTATCGAACCCTACTGAAAAGGGTCTTAGATCATTCCAGATCCGTAGTTCTCTATTAGTCATATTTGCTCCTTTGTAAGCGAGTTAAATTATGATACCTCTTATGAGCGTATCGTTATTATATATAAGAATTAATTTTTAAATTACAAGTCTTATATAAAATTATTTATAATCGGTAGAGGTAGGTCTCACCCTCTTTTACCCTAAAATGTCTTACCATTTTTGTCACATTTAAGTGCTACAAAGACCAATGGACCGATAAGGTAGTTTCTTTTATCACGGAGTGAAACTACCAAACCTCACCGAATTAAGTATCTTTGCGGAAGATACTCTACCTCTTAATGTAAGGACTTACGATCAGCCTTACATTACTATTTATACGGCCAATTACGCTGAATAAGCGTATTTAAATGGACCATATAATTTTCTAATACCAGCAGCGATAATAGATTTAGTAGGAGTACCCAATCTGTATGAAGTACCTTTAGTTGATTCATTGATATAAATCATGTGTCCCTCTGATCTTAATTGATCTACCATTGCTCTTGGTGATGTTAAATCAAATTTGCTTCTTAGTGCTTTCCAAGATACTGGTGCACCTTTTGAAAGTAAATTTAATACTTTAGTTTTTTTATTTAATGTTTTTCTAGCCATTATATTTTTCCTTTTTTTCTCTTGTTGTTTCAAATTAAACATACGAGATATTAACAACATAAAATATCTCATAATTCTATATTTCGCCTTTCAGCGCTTTAATCTTTTGCTCTTTTTTATATCTTCTAGTATTCTCTTTTTTCTTCTCTCTCTTTTTAAAAGAAGGTTTTTGATAATACTGTCGATCTCTTAATTCTTTCATAACGCCATCTTTTAATAATTTTTTCTTTAAGACTCTTAATGCCTTCTCAACGTTATTATTTCTTACTTCTATTGTATATCCAGCCATACTATTCTTTAAATGTTATCTCAGTTACATCTTGTACCCAAGCCGCAGGTATAGTTGATACATTACCTACTGTTAATGTTCCGTCTTCATCATCTACAATGTAGTCTGTGAAGATAATAATTTTATCTCTATTCTGTAATAGTTTATATCCTAATGATACAGGTCTAGCGGGTTTAGATAACAATGCTTTATTAATATCATGCCAACCAGCATCACCAACAGCGTCATACCATTTTACTTCAACTAGAGGATAGTCAGCAATAGTACCACTTAATTTTTTTTGTTTTCTATTTCTTGGTTCTTTTTTAGATATTCTCATAATTGAATCTTTCTATAATCATTATAACACTTTTAGATTGTATAGTCAAGCTATCAAGGGCGGAATAATCCACCCTCGATATAATGTGTTTATTCACTATCGGTAGATTCCGATTCAACAACTTGCCCTAGTGTAGGTAAAGTATATGAAGCTCTGTTTACTCTATAAGCAGTATTCTTCATTAACCAAGCTGGTTTAGTGATACCGTGTTTACTTTGTAGAGATATGATATCTTTCCTAGTAATCTCGGTAGTAAAACCTTCCTTGTTTGCCAATTTAACAAACGATTCTTGTTTTGGTGTTAGTTTAACGTTTTGCATAAGTGTATTCACTCCTTCCATTAATTAATAACTGGTGGGGAACAACCCCCACCAGCGGACTTACATTATGAATAGATTTTAGATTAGACTTCAAATGTGTCCTCATCTTCCTCACTATCATTGGAATCTTGTTTTTCTTCTGATAATATCTCTGCCTCTTCAGCAGCCTTCTTGTCAGCAAGAATTGATTCGGCACTCGCACCACTATCAACTTTAGTATATAAGTCAACAAATGATGTCTTGGTACTATCATCAAATCTGTTAGTACAAACTTCAATTGCCTTCATCTTACTTTTAAAGATCGCATATGCCTCAGCGATATGTACTAATCTTCTAGTACTGATAATCTCATCAACACCACCGTCTTTAAATGTTTTTCTAATTACATCTGCCCACGTCACAAGATTAGTAGCAAACTTATCATCTGATTTACCAGCAGACTTTAATTTAGTAGCAACAATCTTTTGTTCAGTTTTAGCAGCAGGATACTGTTGTTCAAATGTAATAGGGAATCTTTCAAGAAACGCCTCATTAAGAACATTAGTACCGATAAACTTACCGTCATCTGAACCTTGACCTTTAGTATTAGCAGTAGCAACTACGTTGAAACCAAGTTTTGGTTTTACAAACTTGTTAATCTTTTTAACATAGATACCAGAACCTTCTAAGATAGGTTGTAAACACATGATCTTATTAGACGCAAGGTCAATCTCATCAAGAAGTAAAACAGCACCTCTCTCCATCGCCTCGATTACTGGACCATTCTGCCATATAGTTTGACCGTCTTTCAATCTGTAACCGCCAAGTAAATCATCTTCATCGGTCTCAATTGTAATATTGACCCTAATCATTTCTCGTTTTGCAACAGCACAAGCCTGCGTTACAGCAAGAGTCTTACCATTACCAGACAATCCAGTAATGAATATAGGATAAAACTTTTTAGATGTTATAACATTTTTAACATCAGCAAAGTTACCAAAAGATACAAAATCTTTATCTTTATTAGGAACTACATTATCAGTTAGCGAACTAACAATATATGCAGCCTTACTTTCATTTGAAATTTTAGTATCAACTGATTCAGTTTCAGCAACTTCACCAGACTCATCATTGACGTTAAGAGTATAAACTCCTCTATCAACTTTGAACTTGTCAGATTTTAACCACGAAGGATTTTTAATCTTACCTTTTTTAACTAGATCATTAATCTCCGATCTAGTAACCGTATCTTTTTTGTAAGTATCTTTTAATACTTTCAATACGGATTTTTGATTCACATTTAGTTCCATAATATATAAGTCCTTTCTTTGTTTATATTATTTTTTTTTCTCATAATGTACTATTAAGCTATCATAATTTCGGCATAAAGTCAAGCACGAATAAGTGTTGATTTTACTAGGGTTATCCATGATTATGCAACCCTCTTGATAAAGTTTTGCAATAATACCCTTGATTCTAGTCTTTTTTTCATGCCAGACATAAACATTCTTTTTAACTGACTTTTTTTAACAGTTGCCGTATCATCATAAACTTTATTGGTAACTTTAGTGTCTGATTTCACATAGTAATAAACATCATAACCTGTGCCATAGTCAGCGATAAACTTATCTCTAGTAAACATTCTCTTAGCAAGAGCTTCTTTATTATAAGGCACATGAAAATTATATCTTAAATCTTGATATTTTTTAACTAGAAAGAAACCGATAGTCTGTAAATCATATTTCTTTTTAAGATTCTGTAATAGGTGATAAGTTAAATCTTTACCATCACCTCTATAAGAATAATCACATTTTTTGTATCTATTGTTTAGTTTAATCATCAACTGGCCACCATCAATACTAGAGATTGAATTGGCAGAACCGTCTGTTAAGGTAACTAAAGCAACTTTATCTGTTCTATAATCCTTTCTAAACTTGGCAATCATAGGATCCATAGCAATAAAAGCCTCGTTCAACGGAGTAGATGATAGGTAATACTTGTGACTAATACTAGGTATACTATAAGAATCATATGAGTTATAACTTCTTCTACCCATATAATAACTACCGAAATACATTGCTGATCTATGTAAGTTTTCAGCACATCTTTTAAAATCTGATTTACTTTGTTTATGTGTAAACAACTGAACCAATCTAGTAGTCTGATCTGGTTGAAGTGACTTACGGTCTGTAATAAATGGCGTGTCAGGATGACTTTTAAGTTTATTTGCCTGTCGTTCTTGATAACTAAATCCTGTTGAACCGTTATTTAAAAACTTATATACTGAAAAAGGTATATTGATTTTTCTACAAAACATCACAAGGTTTAGTAATTGTTCAGTTGTAGGTATAAGGTTACGTTGCATTGAACCTGACCAATCAAGTAAGAACATCATACCGTGATTTTTCTGATTAGGTATACTAGACATCTTTTTGAAGATATCTTCAGCATATTTGTATGAGTGTAATTTTAGAGGATCAATAATACCTGTTTTTGATATCGTTGATCTAGCGTGTAGTTGAGCATTCTTCTTCATTTCAAACTCTTTAACAAGATAATTCACAACACTAGAAGACTCATCCATAAACTTTTTAGTTTCATTTTTACATTTTTGTAAATCTTCTTTTTCACCTGTCATTAGTTTAGCGTCTTCTCTAGCAAAATCTCTAATATATTCTTTGTAAGGTATAATTAATTTGTTTAATCTAACACCTGGCACAGTAACATATGATCTTGAAGTAGCATTATCATCAACTTGTTTTTGAACAGCGTCATCAAAAGCCTCATTAGTAACTGATATGATCTTTAAGTCACCATCAGCGCCGTTAGCAGAAGCACCTTTTGTGTCTTCTTCTTTTTTATCTTCTTGTTTATCTTCGCCAACTTCTTTAGATAAGAAGTCTTGTAGTTTATCTTCGGTAGACTTATCTGATTTTTGATCTTCATTATCACTATCACTTGAATTGTCTGATTGTGAATCTTGATTATCACCTTCTTGTTTATCATCACCCTTGACTTTTTTAGGTGTATAAGTCTTTTTAAGCTGTGGTTGTTTTTTTAATTCTTCTTTACAATAACCTAGTATATCTTCGGCAAGTTTTTGTACATCAGCAAATGATTTACAAGCGTCAACTAGTTTTACAAAGTGTTGTTCTTTTTTATTGAAATCAAAATCTAGAGTCTTTGATGATTTGAAATACATATTGATCTTGTCAATAAGTGTATAATCTTTTTGTAAATTTTTATCTTGTGTGCCAAAGAAGTTATCTTTGTACATCTTTTTGAAACCTAATAGATAGTCATTAGTCAAACCAGGATATTTCTTTTGTATAAGTTTATCAATTCTAGCGTCTTCGATAACGTTTACAAACGATCTGAATTCTTGTGATCTATCTTTCATGTTCATCCAACCGTCGGCAGGTGTGTGTAAAGCATGAGATACCTCATGGCCAACTAACATATCATAAACGTGTTTCGATTTGTGTTCTTCTTTAAATATAGGGATTGTTAAGACTCTATCTTTTACATCAAAAGAAGCAGTCTTTACAGCGTTCTCTTGTACTTCAATATTTTCTGTTGCGAGAAGTTTAGCAAGTTGTGATTTATTTTTTTTCATAATGTATAACTTATGCTACTACGAATTGGCATAAAAGTCAAGCATTAAAAAAGTCAATAAATACTAGGGTTTTTGAATATATATAAAAGAACAAAACAAGAACATTAGTAGAATCAACACTTTTTAAATATAAAAACTGGTTCAAATTTACGACCTGATATATCTGGTCTTTTGTATTCACCCATATATTGTTGTTTTTGTTTAGTTTCAGTAGTATCTCCGTCTAGTGTAGAAACGGCAGAACCTCCTTGTTGAGTTGATAATGATAACCACCATGTATCTGTATGTTCAAACCCTACCTGTTTGGCAAGTTCAACTGTATCTTCCTCAAATGTTTTATACTGTTTTGTATTTGCAACGTTAAGTCCTAAAAACTTATTTTGTTTAAGGCCTGTATATGCATTGGCAATTGTCTGTTTAAGAAACTTCTCTTTCCACATATCACTTGTAGAAAACTTAATACTTGATTGTTCAGGTTCATCGCCATATGCTTCCCAACCAAAGTAAGGTGGACTTGTAAATACAAAGTCTAATGAATTTTGCATTGGCACATATGTTTCGCTACCTTGTCTTAATAATTTATATGATAAATGTTTGTGACCATATTCGTCCCTAATCTTTTCTAGGCCTTCGTATGTGGGTATACAAGGATCAGTACCTATGTAATTAACGCCTGCTGATATGGCGCCTAATAAGCGACCACCATAACCCATACTAGGATCCCATACTGTACCTGCTGTTGTGCCTTCTAGTGGACTGTCTTTATCTACAAATATATCATACATTGCAGCCGCAGCTGTAGGTCTAAAATTAGATACCATTTGAGTACCTGTGTATCTTCTTAACATAGATCGCATATCTGATTCTGTAATTGAATGTGCTGCCTTTTTAGTGAAAAAGGTGCCTGATAATATTTTGTTTAATCCTTTTTTAAGATGTTCTTCGTCATGCCATATCTCCATAGGTGTCTTCATCTTACCACACTTAATTCCCCACGAATGATCCATATAAGACCATGCAAGATTAAGACCATGTGCAGCCTGACCTATTATCTTATTCTTTCTATCAACTAAGGTATCTCTTTTAAAATTTATTAATTGATTGAATATATTATCACGCCATTTCTTGTCTTTAGGATAATAAGGAAAACCTCTTTGTTTCCACTCATCATGTACTTGCTGTAATGTTGTATCTTCTATCATATCAATAACCAATTATATGTTGCTCTCATACTTAATACTAGATACATAAATTCCATCAATGCTCTAGGCCAATCTTTATCTTTCAAACCAAAATACACCCACATTATACAAGCGATAACACTAAAGGTCCAACCCACCCATTGTGTAGAGATATTTGCATTAGATAATATAGATACACTTATCATCGCTAATAAGAAGCCTACCCAACGCCAACCGTTTATATGTTTGAATGATTTAATTTTCATTATATACATAAACATCGCCAGGCAGAGTGCCTTTTGCCCAACTTGTTTTACCCACTAGTTTCATATTATTTCTTAAATAAAAATTCTTTGCCACTTCATTATCACTTCTCACACTTAAATAAACTCGTCTATTTACAAACTTAAAAAATCTTTGTAACACATCACTAGCAGTACCTTTATTCTTGGCTGCTATTTGATGAAGAATACAATCATCTTTATATGCTTGAATGTCTCCTACTTTTTGTTTTCTTTTGTAAAAGTTATATGTGATAACAACATCATTATCTAATATTAGATTGTTTTTAGCAATCATACGTTTCATATAGTCAGTTCTTATATGAGGAAACCATTTTTTATGTAAATAAAAGATTTCTTTTACTGTTTCAAAGTCCGATATTTGTGCGTGATACATACTTCATATTATATCATAGATGACGGTCCTCGTCAAGCTATGAGAGTCCTGAGGGCGTTATTTGCCTCACAATCGACTACTAAATGGATTCTGTCTTCTTTTGACGTATTTCGGACAGCGTGTGGTTTACTGACATCTGTATAGTAAAAATGACCAGTTTTAAGATTATGTTCTTGTCCTTTTTTATCTTTGGCATTTTCATATAAAGTAAATATGACATCTTTATTTGTGCGAATTGGAATGTGTACTCTAATTATTTTACCACTATCAATATCTTTATCTATTTTATCAGAGTGCTTGCCAATGATTTTACCTTTTGATAGTTTCATAAATCTAACTCTTTCATATCTACAAGGAAGTCTGTCTAGTATTTCAAGTATAGGTTTCATTTCATCAAGATTTATTAGACTAGTGTATTGTAGTTTTGTATCTATATTAACTGAACTTTTTAAAACACCAGGTTTTAATATATCTAAAGGGTGGCTACCATAACCATGAAAAGATAAAGCAGTCCAATCGTCACCCTTTGTATATTTTGTTTTAACTTTCTTAAATTCAAAATCATCTAAAAACGTTGATATTTTTTCTAAGGAGTTTTTATATGGTTCTATATTTAATTCTTTTATCATTTGCCTCCCATCTCATTCTTAGGTTGTTTTTCCCATCTAGGTGGATTATCACCACCCACGTCATAATCGTGATATGATCCCTTTTTATATGTATCATAATCAGGTCTAGGGGCATGGCCTGTTTTACCCTCTTTAATATCCTCTCTAGTAAAGGCAGGTTTTTTACTCTTGTCTAAACTGCCCACGTTAGTAGGATAGCCTGGTTCTAATTTTTGAATTTTTCCCCCCTTCGCTAAAAACTTTTTCATTTGCTCATCTCTTTCAGCTTGGGTTGCTTTAGGTTTGTATTCTTCTAGGCCAGAGTTATCTTTGAAACTGCTCATTTTTCTCCTTCTATTTTTAATTTATCATCTTTAGGCACCCAATCTTTTGGCACTTCTTGCATTTCTTCTTCTTTCATCTTACTCCATATATCATCAAAAAGTAAATCAGGTTGTTCTAGCATAACTTCTACCGCACCTCTTAACTTCTCTTTATTATATGATATCTTTCTTTGAAAATCATAGTACGCTTTTAACTCTTTATATTTTTGTTTAGGTATAGGCATTACTTAATTACACCACCTCTTGCATATTCTTTTAACATTTTTGATCTTGTTTTTTGTGCTCTTTCTAATTTAAACTTACTTACTAGATCGGTAAATACATAGCCATTCATATGTTCATTTTCATGTTGAAAGACCCTTGCTGACATTCCGTGTAGTGTTTCTTCTATCTCTTTGCCATGTTGATCTGTATATTTTACTGAACACCATTTAGGTCTATTGATAGTTAAGAATAGGAAAGGAAAAGATAAACAGCCCTCTTTAAAATTTATTGTTTCTTTACTAACATCATTTATCAAAGGATTAAACACTGATCTTACTTTACCATCTTCTATCTGTGGGTGACCACCCATAACAAACATACGATATGGTAGGCCGACTTGATTAGCAGAAAGACCTAGACCACCATACTTGACCATTGTATCATACATTACTTTTGATAGATCAAGTCTATCTTTAAAATCAAATTCTTTTAGAGTATCATCTACAAAAGGTGCCACCTGCATTAACAATCTAGGATCACTAGGTGGTATTAAAGGTAATATTCTTTTTTCTTCTTTCTTCGCTTGTAAGATTTTAGGATCTATCTTTGCTGTAACCTCTTCTTTATCACCTTTAATTATAGGAAGTTTACCTTCTTGTATCTTCTCGTAATTTTTAGCGATTTCTTCTATCTTTTCTGGTGTTAGTTTCTCTGCCATTATGCCATCCTCGTAAAGTTTTTGTACTTCTCAAATTTTAATATACTAGGGAACTTATCTAATAAGGTATCCCCTTTGTGTGAGATAACAAAAACATTTTCTTTTGCTAGTTTGTTGGTTAGTATTCTCATAAATTCATCTGTGCCTGAAGCGTCTAGTGAACTATCAAATATTTCATCTAGTATAAGTAGATTTGTATTCATAGAGTTTTTCATCTTAGCAATCTCTCGCCAAGTAAATAATATTGACAAATCTATTCTTAACTTCTCACCCTCACTAAAAGAGTTATAATTAAACTCATCACGGTGCCTAGATTTAATTGTTTCATTAAACTCATCATCTAAAGTAAAATTAACAAAGAAGTCCATATCTGCTAAATTTTTATTAATAAACTGATTCATTATAGGTAAATATTGTTTGATGATCTTTGTTTTAATACCTGTGTCTTGCATAAGATATCTAGCAGTATCTAAATAAGTCTTTTGTTCTTTTTGTTTAATCTTAGCTGTTTCTGCTTCATTTAATTGTTTTTGTAATTCTTCTAATTGACCAGTGGCAACACCTGTTGTAAACTTATCATCTGATAACTCATCAATCTCATTTTTTTTATTTGCCATATACTTTTTGATTTCTGATATAGATGTTTCGTATCTATTAATCAATAATTCTTTTTCTCTTATGGTGACCATTGTTTGATTAATCTTTGTTAATCTAGTTTCGGTAGAACTAATATCTTTTTCTATCTGACCTAATGCAACTTCTAACTCTTGTATTTTTTCTGCCTTTTTACTCATCATTGTAGTTTTGTATGCCTCATCAATCACTTGTTGGCAAACAGGACAATCGTTATGTGTCTGAAAGAAACCTAAATCTTTTTTATGTTTACTACAAGTATTTTCTAACTTGGCTTCTAAATTATGTAGTTGTTTATACTTATTATTTATTTTAGTTTCATCTAATATTTCACTTTGCAAAGCGGTCTTCTCAATAACTACTCTATCTATATCTAATTGATAATTATCAATATCTGTTTGAGCCTGTTGTATCTCTATTTGTTTTTTATCAATCAGTTGTTGATTATTGCCACTCATATCTTCTATGTGTTTCTTTTGTGATTCTATCTTACCATCAATTAGTTGACAATTGAAATCTGATTGTTTAATTACCTCATCTTGTAGTTTTTGTTTTTCTCTAAACATTAAATTCATTTTAGAAAAAATTTCAATATCAAGTATTTCTTCTACAACCTCTCGTCTATGTCTAGCTCTCAATTGCATAAAAGGTACAAACGAAGCATTACCTAATATGACAACTTGTGTGAATGATCTGAAGTTTAGTTTTAATATTGTTTGTTCTAAATGTTTCTGATAATCTCTTACAGCAGCATCTTGATTCAACATAATGCCGTTACACCATATCTCAAATATATTAGGCTTGATACCTCTTATAATTTTATATTCATTTTGACCTATAACAAATTCTACCTCTACAACACAATCTTTCTCATTGATACTATTGACCATCTGATCTTTTTTGATATTTCTAAATGCTCTCTGAAATAAACCAAAACATAATGCGTCTAACATGGTTGACTTACCTGCACCATTCTCACCAACAACTAATGTCTTTGATGATCTATCTAGTTGTATTTCTATAAACTGTTGACCTGTTGATAGAAAGTTTTTATATCTTACTTTTTTGAATATTATCATACACTATCTATTGGTTCACATCCTATTTCTAGGCGTTCTACACTTAGAAAACCATCCTCATCACTTAAAAATTCTCTTGTCATTTTTTCTTTTATTATAGCTGCAGCTTTACACTCTTTCATTGTATCAAATGTACGAGGTGGATCTTCATACATTGTATTACATTCAAGAACTGTCACAGCACATATTATGGCAAACATTTTAAACATTTTTATTCAGCAGATATATCACTATCTTGAGCCTCCACAAATGTTTCTTTGATCATGTTCTTTAATTTGTCTTTATCTAAATCGACAGGTAGTTGATCAACATAATTATTTACAAGTGTCATTGTATCTTCCGTACCTTCTACAACATCATCACTTACTAGATTAGCATTAAGATCAGAATAATCTTCTAAGATTTTTAATTCATGTACTGTTATCTTATTATACAATCGATCAAGTAATCTATCAAACATTTCATTATTCTTTTTACTAACAACAATAAGTTTTACAAATTTATTATGTAAATGATCTATATCAAATTCATCATAGTTTGTTTCGGTATCATTATACATTAACTTTTGAAATATAGTATTTGGATTAGGTATGAATTCTATATCTCTTGTTTCAGTATCAAATATATGAAAACCTTTTGTCTGACCATAATCTGACCATGTCATTTCGTATTGAGCGCCTAGATAGAATATTTGACCATCATCATTTTTTGTATGAAAGTGACCACTAAATGTTTTTTCAAATCTTTTTACAATACTCTTATCATAACCATGTGTTTGTGTTATATTCTCGTGCATATAGAAACCATTTAAATCTAAATGGGCCATACATACGTCAGCCTTTGCTGTGTTTAACATATCAAAAGATTGTTGTTGATTTTCAGGATTTATCCATGGCAACATTAATATCTTTAGACCATCAAAGTCAACCACTTTAGGTTCTTCGTATATCCACGGTTCGTTAATGCCGTCAGGCGCTGTACATAACTGTTGTAGGGAGTTTACTTTATTTGTATTCTTAAAATAGATATCGTGATTACCTATCAACATATGGGTATCTATCTTCATATCCCATAGTTTGTTTAGAAAGCCTTTTCTAAAGTTATCTGCAACTCTAAAATTAATAAACTTTCTTCTATCGACCACATCACCTAGATGTATTAGTGTTTTGATATTATGTTTTTCTAGGTAAGGAAAAAATACTTCTCTGTAAAATTTGTGTAAGAAATCATCAAAGATCATACTATCGTTTCTCACACCGAAGTGAGTATCATTTAATAACGCTATTTTCATTATCTATTTTTTTTTCTTTTTCTTTACTTTTTTAGGTTCTGCTGGATCACTTTCTTTTACATTTTTTTGTAAGAACTCTAACATCTGACTTCTATATTGAGCATCATCGCCAACTAAAGTATCTAACATCATTTCGCTACCAGAATTAGCAATTAGTTTAGCCTTAACATCTTGCTGTTTCTTTTCTTTCTGTATTCTTCTTATAAATGCATAATATATAATTTGTGTAAAATATGCAAATGGATTATTAGATTTATCTGGATTAAAATTACTCATATATTGTAAGCAGTTTTCTATACCATCTGATATCATATCATCACGATAAGTATAGTTTATAAAATTCGGTCTGTAAGATAAGTGATTAGCGATCTTCAAAAAACACTCACCAATATAATTGGTCACTTCAGGTGCTTTCCTTTTCTTCTCTTCCGCTTTTCTAACTTTAGCACGGTGTTCGATCATAGCCTGAAGAAACTTCTTATTATCTACATAATGAGGTTTCAATTTTGCTTTTGTTTTTTCCATAATTTATCTTTCTGATTAATATAACTTATTATATCATTTTTGCTATTAGATGTAAAGCCTTTTAAATATTTTTTGCTATTGCTTGACAGTCCTAGGAACTATGTTATAATCGACTATGTAGGAGTTTGGGGAGATACCTTAGCTAGTATTCCTAGTGTATAGTTTTTTTTCCAAATAAGCCAATTAAATCTTCTTCCGACCATTGTATATTTTCTTTTGGTTCGGTCTCTCTTAATCTATCCATTTGATCAGCTAACTTATATATCTTTTCTATTTCTTCAGCAGATAAAGTAGGTTTGGCATTTGCTTTCTCTTTCTCTATCTTATTTAATATTACCTCATAGTAATGTGATATATGCTGATTTGCTTGAGTGATAACTAATATTTTATCTTTAGGAATAATAAACGTTTTATCATCTGTAAATGATATCCAAGGAGTTAAAGTAGAGTCCTCTTTAGAACCCATTTCTGTTTCTCTCTGTACCGTATGTAATTCTAATGCGTTTGTGATTCGTAGGAAATCTTTATCAACAGCTATAGTACCCATTATAGTACTACCATCAGTAAGTTTTACCATACGATAATCTGTGTTATTATCCATTTTTAATCCTTTAGGTTAATATTATGTATTTCGTAATCGAACTCTTCCTCGTTGTATATATTTATTCTTTCCTGGAAGTGCTTTAGTGTATAATTTTCTTTAGACTTATAATTTAAATCATCCGCTATATCATATAAAGTGGCATTGACTTTATTGTCGCCTAATCTCAATCCTCTACCGATTGATTGTAGATTTCTTATTCTACTTTTTGAAGGGCTTGCAAATATTATATTATGTAAATTCTTAATATTAATACCTGTTGAAAAAGTGCCATAACTCGCTACAATAATTGCATTGGTTTCATTCTCAACTATCGCTCTCGCCTTTTCTCTCTCTTCCGTTTCGACACCGCCATAGATATAAAAAACCTTTCGATCTTTTTCCGCTTTATCTTCTATACTTTTATATAAATCTTTACCATGTTTTTCTACCAATTGAAAAAGCACTAAAGTGTTACCTTTTATTTTAAGTGCAAGATTACGAATAAAATTATTTCTCGCTTTACTTGATACCAGATAATCAATCTCATCTTGATATTTACCTTTAGATACTATTTTAGCATTTGCCTCACTATGTTTAAGTATCAAACATCTTACAGCTAGATTACTTAACTGTTTTTTGTCCATAAGTTTTTTAGTAGATGTCACTTTATTTACGGCGCCAAACAATCCTTCTAAAACTAATTTATGTGTGTGAGCACCATCTAAAGTACCTGTAAGACCTATACGATATTTACAGTCAACTAGTTTAGTCATAATTTCTGTCAATGATTTAGATTTAAATAGATGTGCCTCATCACCAAATACACAACCGAACTGTTTAAAATATTCTTTTGGCAACTTATATAGACTTTGCCATGTTGATATTAGTACTTTTTTATCTGTTTGATTAGAATATCCACTATACAATCTATGACAATATTTCTTTACATTCCAACCATATGATTCAAAGTCGGTATACATTTGTTCTACTAATGATGTAGTTGGCACGATTAATAACACTCGATTATTAGATTCTTCTTTAATTAAATGACTATAATAACGAATCAAAGAATATATGATGAATGACTTACCTGAGGCCGTAGGACTCAATAGCAACGCCCTATTGCGTTTTAAACTATGATATATTGCGTCTATCTGATAATCTCTTGCTTCAAATTTCTGACCTAGACTATTAGAAAATTTAGTGACAACCTCTCTATCAACCTTGTTATCTATATCTACATCTTTGGCAGTTACTATGGTATATCCTCGTTCTTCAGCAAATGCTTTGATGTAAGGATACAGGCCAAAGTAAATCTCTTTTGTCTTTTGTGAGAACAATCTTATCTTGCCATCCCACATACGATTACGAAATGCTGGCATGAATTTATATCCTGGCACATAGAAAGTAAAAAATTCAGATATTTCTCTTTGTATATCCGACTCGCAGTCTACCGTTATGTAAACTTCGTTTTTCTTTTCTATGATGATGAGATTAGAATTGTCCTGATTGGTAATCATATAAATGTATGTTCAATTTTTTCATACTTATATTTATAACGATTATGTCCATGGTTTTCCTACGACCCAACCTACTAAAGATTTTCTAGTGCCTTTAGTGATCTTATCTACTTTATGCCAAACATGACTAGGAAAAATTATCATGTCGCCTTTTTTAAGTTTAAATTTTGTTGTAACCGATAGGTCTGGTTTAGGATGAGGATCACATATACTGAAATCGCCCCCCTCATATCCATCATTTAAACATAAAGTAAAACTTAATTTTCTAATAGTATTATTTCTATACGGCTTTACATGGTTGTCTGTATGCCAATTATAATGATCGCCTTCATTATATATTGTAAACTGTAAATCTTCAAATTCTTTTAATGAGAAGTTCCAATTACTTTCATCATTTGCTGATTTAATAAAATAACTTAATGTTGTTTGTAATTCTTTATCATTTAACCACGATATATCAGAGCTTCTATTATCATCATTACCGTCTGCAATTTTTGCTTTTTTAATAGTCAATAATTCACCATCTTTTATTATTTGATCGCAAAAACTATCTGGTACAATTTTTTCTTTTAAGTTATATATATTCTCAAACATGCTAGATAGCTCCGCTAGTAAACTTCTTCCACTCGATAGCATTTTTAATTAAGAATGTTCTATTGTTTACGCTTCTCAATACTTGTTCAAGATATTTAACTATCTGATTTAGATAGGCAACTTTTTGATCTGCCTTTTGTAGATCAGGATCAGAATCCATATAGATATGTACATCTGCCTTTAATACTTTTATATCAAAAGGTTTCTCTTTATACACACTAGGGTCTGCTTTGCCAGTGTAATATTCCCACTTATCTCTTATCATACTCTTATGATCGTATTCTGCCTTTTTTAATAGTAAAGAAAACTTATTAAAATGTATTAAATATTTGTTATGTAATAATGGTATGTTTATAGATTCAGTATCTAATTCGGTATCGTCTAGTTTAAAGTCCTTATTGACTGATTGTTGTAATTCTTCTAATGTCATACGGATATTATATCACCTTTTCGGTTAATTGTAAAGCTGTTGCAACATTTTTTCTTGCGTTATATATTTTAGGTTAGCACATGAACTCCATTCATTTATTGGCATATCTGTTTTTGCTTCGGTACCTTTATTCACTTTATAAAATTGAACATTCGGAAACTTATTAAATGTATTCTTGTGTTGTAGTATCCAGTTAAATGTTTCGTCTGGATTATTAGGTCTGGCTGCCAATGCGTCTTTTTCGGCATAACTATCTGTGCCAGCATATATGTTATTTACCTTATCCGTATTAGAATATAGATCGTGTCCCACTATATAAACTTCTTTAGCATTTAGTTCACATGCCAAATGTATTGATCTACTGCCTGTCGCATATGCGAAGCCATCTACGTCTGGTTCAATATCTATTATATTATCTTCTTTAGAAACACCTGTGATATAAGTTATGCCTAGATTATGTCCCTTTGTGAGTGTAAACACGCCATCGGCACCATGATAAACAACCTCATCACTATCATTCCATACAATATCAGTTTTGTCTGCCATTGTTTTCATCATTTCTTTTGCAACAAATATCGGCACAGGTGTCCAGTAACCTAGATATATTTTCATGTCTTTGAGATTTGCTTTACGATATATCTCGTGTGACATTCTTGAATCTAATGCCACTAATATATCAGGAGTGAAGTCACGATATATAGCATTACAACCTATTACAGTTGCATAGTCTTTCATTTTTTGTAAATCTAGGCCTTGTCTTGATTGCCCATTACCGAGGCAGACGGCCGTATCTATCCATGTTAAAGTCTTCATCAAAAATCATCCTATATTGTCTTGTACTATAATTGTACTATATCATAATACATATAATTAAAACTTGCCGATACTTGTAAATAATCAATATCACTTGCTTTAATATCATAAGATAATGAACCTAGAGATATGGGAAAAACATTCTGAAATCTTATCTCTGTTTTGGCAATGTTCTTACTATTTAAAACTGTGAGTGTTGCATCCGAATATATACCGCCCTCTGCTAGAGGCTGTGGTATACTTGTTCCTGTTGCAGCCGTGCTTGATGTTGTGCCAGGAAATCTATCAGCACCAGTCGCTTGTAAATTTTTAAATTGATCGTGATTTTGTGCAAATCCTAAACCTGTAATCCAATCGTGTATTTCCTTATAGTTGTTGAGATTTTCATCAACAAGAAATGACACATCTAAAGTTTGATATGTAACTTTATCGCCGACACCTGCAATGTCTTTTAGAGGTGTTTCAAAACTTGTAGACCCTAAAGAGATACCAGGTATGTTTGCTGTCTGTACAAAAAATTCAACATTAGGTAGTTTAGTCATTTTAAATCTAAACTGTATCGGACTTGCATAGTCAAATTTACTAGGTGTTCTATCAATTATATTTGTATCTGTCATAATACTATTTATCTGTTGAATTATCTACTTCTTGCCATTCTTTTTCAGTGGCTTTTTTCTCTAGTTCTTTTTCATTTTCTGTAAGAATAATCTCTTTTTGTTCTACTTTTTTAATCTTTTCTTCTAATTCTTGTAGCACATCTTGTTTAGGATTCATATGGTTAAGACAATAAGCGAGTACACCCATGATAACTATGAGTGAACCTATACCTAAAACTATTTGTTTGAATTCTTTAATTTTACTTTTTGTCATCTTTTATGTACTATTTATAATCATTAAGGACAAAAAAAAGGGCGCCGAAGCGCCCTTTTTCGTAATCGGTATTAACCAATATTACATAATGTTAGAAACTTTAACACGTCTGTAATATACGTTTTGGTCACCAGCTGCAGGAGACGTTAAGTCAATTGCACCAGTACCGTTAGTAGTTGCGAAAGGATTAGCAACCATACCATATCTAGTTTTGAAACCGATTTTTGGTTGGAAACTATCTTGACCAACGGCTCTTACCATTTGTAGTGGTACGTAAGGACAATAGAATAGTCCAGAGTCGTAAGGTGAAGTACCTTTGTAACCTACAACGTAGAATTGTGAAGCAGCAATATTTGCACTATATGGATCAATGTAAACTTTAAATTTACCATTTAATACACCAGCGAAAGTATTTCCTGTGTCATCAACGTTTAAGTTAGTAGAAAGAGCAGGAGAGTAATCTAATACACCTGACATCTGAAGTGCAGAAGCAACATCAGCTGAACAGATAATCATATTACCTTTTCCTCTTCTTGTTAATTGACCAACAGCGTTAGCATCTCTCTCTAATTGGAATAATAGTCCTTTGAATTTCTCAACTGACCATCTACCGTTAGAGTCTGTGTCAAGATCGAAAATACCAGCAGTTGTAGTATTAACTTGAGCACCTGCTTTTGCAGTTGTGTAGATTGTTCTAACAACTTCTCTATTGATCTCCGCAAGGATTTCTGAAGATAGGATGTTAGCAAGTTCCGTTTCAGCATCTAAACCGTGGATTGCTTTTAAGTCTTGAGCAAGTTCCATAGTGTATTCTGCTTTAAGAGCTCTTGATTTCGCAGTTACAGTAACTTTATCGATTGAGAAAGCCATTTCTGCGAACTCGTCTGTTCCGTCACCTAGTGTTTCTGCTTGTGCAACAGTCATACCGTCACCAGTTGTGTAAGTACCAGCAGGTGAATCGTTAAGAACACTTGGATTAGATCCAGAGTGAGCACTAGCTGAACCAGTGTTACCAGCAGCATCTCTAGCTGAGAAATCTGAATCTGCTTCGTTAAATAGTGCTTCAGCACCAGCTTGCGAACCAAATCTTGACTTCATAGCGAAGATTAAACCAGTTGGACCAGTCATAGGTTGAACACCACAAATGTCATAGGCAATAAGGTTAGGCATTGCTCTTCTAACAAGTGATATTAAAACAGGATCCCAGTTGTCAACAGATGAACCAGTTGCGTTAGCTGGTGCAGCTTCTGACATAAATGATCTGTCTTCTCTAACTGCTTTCTCTTGGTTTTCCAAGATAACAGTTGTTACAGCTCTTTTGTATGCGTCACCGATTTTTGGTAAATCAGGATGCTCCAATACTGGCTGCCATTTGTCTTGTAAGTTTTCAGTAAGATACATTTTTATCTCTCCTAAGTTTATTAATTAAATTAAATCTTTACAGATTTAACGTTTTTAGTAATAGCGGCTGTATATGCAGCCATAGCATCGGTATTGCTCTCAATTGGAGCGTTAGCCGCAACTGAATCAACCTCATCTTTAGATGTTGTTTCTTCAATCTTTGTTTTAGGGAAGTAAGATTCTTTAATAGTTTCTAACTTTTCCTTAAACTTGTCAGCACTATCGTACTCAACATTCTCAGCCATCTTCTCGAATTTTTCTTTTTCTGTTTCTGCTAAATCTTCAGCGATTTCATCAATAGCTAATTTTTTTGCAGATTGAGAAACTTCTTTAGTTAGATCAACATTTTTTGCAATCTGTTCATTTAACTTTTCTTCAAGTTTTTTATTCTGAGTAGTTAAGTCGTCTAGCACGTTGTATTTTTCTTCTGGAACATCAATATAATGTTCTTTGAATAAATCTTTAAGACCAGTAATGAAGTCTTCAGCAATCTCAGTTCTAATTCCTCTTTCAACTGCTAATTCATTTTCTTTCATCCATTCTTCAACAACATAGTTTAGGTATGAGTCAACTTTTTCGACCATAGCTTCTTTTACTGTTTCAGTTTCAGCTGAAAGTTTTTCTTCGTACTTTGCCTCAAGGATTTTAGTTTGTTCTTGGATTCTTGTTTTAACAGCAGCTTCAAAAATTGTTGCAGCTTTATCTTTGAATTCCTCAGATAAATCAGCGTCACTTGAAACTAATGCCTCAACATCAGCAGATAAGTCTATTTCAACTTCTTTAGATTCTTCTTTGTCTTCAGCAACAACTTCTTTGTCCTCTGAAGCTTCAACTTCTTCTTCTTTCATAGAAGCAGGTTTTGAATCATTTTCTAAAGAACCATCTTTAGCACTTTTCTTAGCTGGATCCGAAGTATTTTGTTTTGCCTTTGAAGCAGCGTCTGGATTGCTGTCAGTTGGTTTTACAACTGGAGCGCCCATGTCAACTGCGTCATTTTTAAGGTGAGTAGTTTCAGCTGGAGCTGCGTCTTTAACCGCAACATTAACTTCTTCCAACTTCTCTACATCTTTTGTAGTATCTGACATTCGGTCTCTCCTTGATTATTAATAAAAATTTAAATTTAAATTTTAGTTATTATTATTTATATATTTTATCATCTTAAACTCTACGAATTATATCAAAGCTGCGTAGGTTATTTAAGTTTAGATAAAAAGTCGTTGAAAATAGAGGCTTTCGTTTCTGCCAATTGAGCTCGTTTCGTCTTCTCTATTTGTTCTTTGTATTCTTCAACAGATTTACTTTTCAGTATACCGTTGTCCCATACCCATTCTTTGCCTTCCATGATACCTTCTACGAAAGCGTCAGGCGCTGAAGGATCTGCAACTATATCAGCCGCAGTAGCTAGATAGAAATCTTTACCGACAGTATGTCCTTGTATTGATCCCATACCTCTTGATGATACACCTAGTTGTGCGCCCTCGTCAATTAAATTTTTGACGATCTTGCCGTATGGCGTATCCATTATCTTAGCCTCACCTATGAAGTTTTTACCTTCTGGTTTTAGACTAGTAATCATGTGTGAAACTCTCTCTAGGTTAACTGTTGGTCCGTCAGGATGTCCTAGTTCACCGAAAGCACGTTTCTTGTTTATAAATTGTTCGTTGTATCTATTAACTTCTTTAGCAAGAGTTTGTACTGGATAGACACGACCGTTACGATTCTTGATATCCGCTTGCATGAAGACACCTCTTATCTTATATTGTTTTTCACCAGAGGCATTTGCTTCTGTCAATACTTCGATATCTTCTATTGTTTCTGTTATTAGTTTCATGTTCTCTCCACCTTCTCTTTTATTACTTGTTTACCTTACTTCAATTATAATGGTATAGTTATCGCCTGCAACAAATCCTTTTGTTGAAAACAAAATATCACCAGCAGGACTTGTGTTTGCTTCTAATGTTGCGTTATTAGGAATACTATTTCCTGCCGTATTATAATCGTGAAATCCACGACCAGAAAAGAAACCTATCGTTGCGTCAGCAGCACTTGTTCCGCTACCTGCCCACAATATTTCAACACCAGATTTACCATTAGTAGTATTAACTGCCCAATATATTTTTGAGATCGTTCTATTAGCATCTTCGGTCATGAAAGTCAAAGCACTTGCATCCATTTTAGTTACAAGTGTTTCACCTGATCCATCACTCATATTTGTAAACTTCATCACGGTTTTTGTACCAGATGTATCTACTATCGTTTGACTTGTTACTACGTCAGCCATTAGTTGTTTCTCCTAAATTCACTTACTAACAAATAACTCTTTACATTTGAGTCAGTTGTTAATAATATTTGTTTATCATTTCCAAACTTTAATTGATCAGGTCGTAATCCATACTTACCTTTACCAGTCAAAGTCAAATTGTTTTCTTCACTAGAAGCACTTAACGTTAATGTACCTGTGCCTTCTATTAAATAATAACATTCTATTAAACTTATTTGTGATTGATTATTACCACTTACAAGTTTTTCAGCGTCAACAAGTATTTGATCTTCTTCACCACCAATACCTTTTGACCTTACAATATGTTTGATTGTAGAGTCCACTACTGTGGTATTAGTTATCGTCATAATAAATTACGCTGTAAAGTTTTCGTCTTTTCTTAATTCTATAATAACACTACCAGAAGTACCAAAAGCACTTAACTCTAAATCACCTGAGGTTGCGCCTGTGTTGGTTGCGTTATTTGTAATTTTACCAGCAGTACCATCATAGTGACCTGTGCCAGCAAGTTGAATTGCTGTCGTGTCAGATGAAGCACCTTTGAATTGTATCTGTACATGACCCGTATTGTCATCAGCAGTACCTTGTACTAACTGCCACCATATTCTAGTGATATCTAGTTTTGCACCATTAGCATGACCTGATAAACCACTTGCGTCTAATATGTTTGAGTTAGCAGTAGTGTTATCATCCATGTTTACTAAAATAGTAACCTTACCACCCGAGGCACCACCAGAAGCTTCTACTACTGTGTCCCTTAATGTTCTTGTTGCAATTGCCATTTTTTATTTCCTTTAACTTAATATTTCGTTATCAAAATAATCTTCTATTGAAGACACTTTAACGTTTCTTTTTTTTGCTACTTGTTTGATAATACCATCAACTTTACTTATGATCTCACCTTTGGTATTACCTAACAAAGTAAATACATCTTTCACCGCCTGTTTCTCTGCAGGAGATAATTTCTTAAACTCCGCAGTTTCCTTAGGACTGTCTTCCTTCAACTCTGTAAGAGTCTTCTTAAACTTCTGGAACGACAGCTGGTTCATCAACTTCTCCACCTTGATCTATCTCAACTTCATTAGCAACAGGTTCTTCAACAGGCGTTTCTTGTCCTGGAGTAACAACACCACTTGCGCCAGCATCTAATCCACTAGCGTCTTTCATTGCTTCTTGATCTTGAGCACTATTTAACCAGTCCGTAGCAACTGTTTGTCTTTTATCATCAAGTGCTTGTCCGATTTTGTCAGACAAAGCATTCTTAAATGCGTCTTGAGCTTTAACATTGTCACCACTTGCAAGTGAATTGACCATGTCTTTTACATTATCATTTGGCATAATTATTCATCTCCTATATTTATATCAGTATTATCATCATCATTATCCATAGACTGTCCCTCAGGTGAGGCGATAATACCTTGTTTAATTTCATCAGCAATCTGATTATCAATCTCAATTATATCTTCGTCACTTTGTCTTAATACTTTCTTTCTTATGTAGTCAACAGAATAATATTTACCTACATAAGGACTTACTTCTTGTGCAAGACTTAATCTTTCTCGCATAATCTCTGCTTCTTTTAACTCAGCAAAATATCCATCTTTTAAATAATCATATTGAATATGACTATGAATTCTTTGCCAATCTTCGATTGTGATGATACCTTTTAAAATCAATTGTGACTTTAATATATCACCAAAGACTTGTGTAAATCTTTTTCTCAATCGTTGAATGAATTTAGTAAACTTTAATTCATCTCTAGTAATTTCAGCAGCCTTACCAAGATTGAAACCTGCTTCTGATTCCATTCTTGAAATCGGTACATTCAATGCTTTATATAATTTCTTTTGAAAATATTGAACATCTGAAATCTCACCTAGATTTTGACCACCAGGTAATGTAGATACTTCAGTTCCTTTTGCACCCTCTCTACGAGGTAGCCAAAAGTCTTCAAGCATTGACATATGTTTTCTGTCATCTCTTATCTCACCAGTTGAAGCGTCATAGACAAGTTTGTTTCTATATCTTGCCATCACATCTCTAAGATATGATTCTGCTTTTACTTTCGGTAAGTTTCCTACATCAACATAGAATACTCGTCTTTCTGGTGCTCTTACTATTCTGTAAATAACAACAGCGTCTTCGATCATTCTCAATTGATTAGTAGGTTTAATTGCTTTATGCAAATGACCCATAACCATATTTCTAGTTTGATCTACAACACCAGAAGTAACATAGGTAATTGAATCAGAAGCAATCTTTATACCAGCATTAGAATTTGCTGAAGACATTCCTTTTTCATTATAAACAAACCATTCGGCAGTTTGTTCTACAACTTCAATACCTTTGCCTTTATTATCTCTTTTCTTAGTTATCTCACGAACCTTTTTAATTTTTCTAGGGTCAATGTATCTAACCTCTGTAATTCCTTTTCTAGGACTAGTGGGATCGATTACTTTGTGGAAGTAAATTCTTCCGTCAATATACCATCGTTTAAAAATATCGAAACCTTTTTCGTCAAAATTTAATAGTCGTAAGACCTCATCAAACTCTGCTCTAATTTTTGTTTTTATATTGTCTGAAATAGCAAGTTTATCTAATGATAAAGAAACAGCTGAATCTCTCTCGTTAGCTATGATGACTTCATTGATTATATCTTCTATCGCAGTATCACATTCAGGATGCTGTGCGATCTCACGATATCTTTTGATTAAATCAAAGTCGTTCTTGGCAGTAACTTCCATATCCAAGTATTGGCCAAAGTAACCGCCAGCAGATATAGTTGTTGTACCGTCATCTGGAGAAGGTATAGTGAAAGCCTGTTTGGCTTGCGCCGGCTTCTCCAGATCATCATCTTTTCTTGTTATCTCGAACCCAAGTAGTTTTACCATATTATAATTTTCCTTTTCGATTTAACTTATTACTTATTAAGTATATTATGTAGTCGTATCTGTTTCAAAGTATTGGAATTGGAAAGTGACACCGAATTCTTCGATAGCGTCATTAGTTCCGTAGTTCAAAGCAATACTATCTAAAGCGATTGGAAACAGTCCTCTGTAAGTATATGACTTTAGAGTTGATCCGTTTCTGTCTAAATGATCAACGAAACCATCAACTTGATAATCAGCAGGATTTGCGATACCTTCGTTGTCAGTCATGTTGTTTATACCATTCATCCATCTTTCAAATGCTCTGTACAATTTAAAGTCAGTATCATTTAACACCGTAATTGTCCAAGGTTCGAAAGTTCGATCCCCAGCGATATTAAGTTTTCTGCCTCTAAAATCAATAGGTACATTACCTACTGTTTGTCCAGGTATAGCAGTTGCTTTACATAAGAAAGCAAGATCAGATGTTTCACCACCTACAGCAGCGTATCCAGGAAAAGGTAAAGTTACCTTAAACTGATTAGCTCGTGCTCCACCGCCTCTTAAACGAGATTTGAATTCATTTATATTTGGCATTTTATTTTATCTCCTCTCTATTAAGATCCTGCGACTTCAGAAAAGGCAACGCCTGATCTTGTAGCCACAAAGTTAAGTTGAATAAAATTAATAGAACGAGCAGGTTTGACAAAGATGTCAGCTCTAAATTCGTTTCTATCAATAACGTCTCCAGTGTTGTTTGAGTCGTCACAAACTACTGAGAAGTCAGTAAGACCTCTTCTACCTTGTACATCTCTTAGGAAAGGTTCTACTAGATTTCTAAATTGTGCTCTAGTGAATTCATCATTGAATTCAAATAGTTGAAATTTAGCAGCAGTAGAGATTGCTTTCTCTAATACGATAAACAGTCTTCTAACGTTTACTCTGTCAAAAGCACTAGGTTTAGCCTGTGCAGTCTTATCACCAAACAATACAGTACCTTGTCCAGGGAATGATACAACAGAATTTACTCTAGCCTTGTATAGTTCATCTCTCTGAGTTTGGTTTGGATTGAATGCTAATTTAACAGCACCTCTAACTTGACCTCTATTGAATCCACCTGGTGAGAACCAAGCGTCTGCAATACTGTCAGTTCTAGCACAAAGACCAGCAATATCTCCGTTCAAAGGAACGAATCTATAAACGTCATTGTATCTGTCGTACATATATTTGTAACCACTATCAATTACAGCATAACTTGTTGATGGTAAACCATCAGCAAATCCTACTACGTTTTGAGTTTGTGTGATTGCATTTGAAACACCAACTACGTCTGCTCTTGCAGGTGATATGAAAGCAACACAATCTTTTCTTGATGTTGCGATATCCATAACAGCAGTCGCTTTTGTATCTCCAGTAGCGTCAGCAGTTGTTTGAGAAGGTCCACATAATAGTAAACTTAAATCAACATTTTCTTTGTCGTTAAATTTTTCATATGCAGTAGCGATCTCAGCGTTAGTAGCAGCATAATCGTCTGTACCACTTGTTAGTGAGTAAGTCTTCACAACAAAAGCATCCCCTTGAGTATTATCGAAAGTTGTACCTTTCTTAGCAGTACCTGAGTTTGCAAGTGTAGTTTCGTGATCCATTACATACACAAATTTAGATTGTGCATAGATAACATCAGCGAAGAAGTTTGAACTACCAGTAGAAGTTTTAGCATCTGAAGCCTGTGAAACACCTTCGAAAGTTTCTAGGATTGTTCCAGCAGTTCCTGAGATTCCGCCATCTTCATCTACCACTACGATATGCATTTCATCATTTGAACCACCAGCAGCAGATACATCATCTGAAGTTGTTGGTGCGTTAGAAAATTGAAAGTAGTATTCCCAATGTCTTAGGACTTTAGCATTATCTTCAACAGCGTGTCTTAAACCACCAGTTTCAGTTGCTCCTGTCTGAGGATTAAATCTTGCGATTGTTAATAAGTTTGTTGATATTGCAGTTATTTTGTAAAAGAATCCAGAAGGTGCACCTGAAGTTGAAGGTACATTACTTGAGTCACCGAATTCTAAAATGTCGCCAACTTGCATTAAACTACCATCATCAACAGATATTGATGTGTCTCCGATAGCAGCAGTTGCGTCATTAACTAGATTACCACTCATTGAGTGCGGTCCGAAAGCAGTAGAGTTAGAACATACAGAAATTTTTAAACTGTTTCCTAATGTTCCTGCTTCTCTAGCAGCGTAAGGTCCAACAGCAGCAGCAAAACTTGCAGCTGATGAATAGTTATCTAAGTAGTCAGTTGTATTTTTTATTAAGATAGCAGTTCCAGATACACAAGCATTTACCATACCAGTGATCGGTCTTACTACCTTCAGATTGTTTCCGTAACCTAAAAAGTTTGCAGCCGTAAAGAATTCTTCAAAGTTAGATGAGTTTGGTTTTCCAAATGTTTCAACTAATTCTTGTTCAGATGAAATAGTAGTAATCTCATCAATAGGTCCTTTTTCTGCTGTCATAACGATTCCACCAGAAGATGTTGATACTGCTGGTACGATATTCGTTAGATCCTTTTCAGTCACATTAACACCTGGTGATACTTGAAAAGCCATGTTTAGTTCTCCTTAATATTAATATTAATCTTTGTTAGTTATGTAACCCTTTTACTTTAGATATTTATATGTATCAAAATCTATACTATTCGCCCTTACGATAAGTGACTGGTCGCCATATCTCACCTGCGTCAACAAAATAACCGTCATTTCCTTCAGGATCATTTAAACCGTCATCTATAAACCCAAAAGGCGCCATATCTGATTCTATTGCGTTTTGTTGTTCGGTAAACATTTGACCCCTTACATCAACATTCGTCAACTCTTTAAAATATCTTTGATTGGCAACCCAAGAAAAGATAACTAGACACATCACTAAATCATCATGAGCACCTTGTTCAGCCTCAAAAGATTTTCCTCGAGAAATAAAAGTTGATAACTCAGACATAATATCAAAATCTTGAATCAATAACTTATCACCTTCTATCAGACTTTTCAGATTTGAAGTTCCGATTTTTTTTGTACCCTTTGTCATTCTTAAACCTAATTGATTACCTCTACCACTAAAGCCGCCACCTAATACTTGACCTGCTCTACCACGTTGTGTGACCATCATCATATTATCATACTCTAGCTCGAATTGCATTGCGTCTGCCACCTGTTGACCTAGATCGTTTATCTCTATCAACACATACGCTTTGTTATAGTAATCGCCTATCTTCTTTATCATATTTGGAAATACAATTGGCTTGATATTGTTGTTTCGATACTTCGCAACAATCTTGTAGGGCGCTGTTGTAGCATCTATGACTATGAAAGCTGAATAATCGTTATTGATACCTCTTGCAACATCAACAGTTATAACATAAGTATGATCTTTTTTCGGCATCTCGTAAACATCTAATCCATCGGGACTTCTTTTAGGATCAACAATGGCCATTGTCTTTAATTTTTGTGCATTGATAAGTGTATCAACACTACCTAAGAACTCACACTCGAACTCTGTCTGAAACTGTGCCTCACTCGTGTTCTTGATTGTTTGTTTCTTCCATTCATCATCACGACCAGGAACCTCTGACCAGTGTACCTCGATAGGTTTAAAAGTATTTTTCTTATTTACTGCGTCTGTCCACATCTTATAAAACATATTCATACCATGAGGTGTAGATACGATCATAACTTTAGATGACTTACCAGATGAGATTGTGGGATATACTGAACTAAAAAATTCTTCAGCGATATTATTGGGTACATAGGCGAACTCATCTAAGAATATGATGTTAAAGGTACTTCCCCGAACAGCACTTGATGAAGTTGAAGCCGCAACGATTCTACTTCCGTTTTCTAGTTCTAGGGAACCTTTGTTCCAGTTAAGAACGCCTTGTTGCATCCATTTCGGCAAGTACTCGTAAGCTAATTGCAATCGCCCTAATAAATCTCTTGCCGTAGAAGATTTGTTTGCTAGTATTGCAACATTCACATTATCGTTAAATAAAACGTAATGTAAGAGGTAGGATACAATGATAGTTGACTTTCCACTCTGTCTAGGTAATTTACATATTGTAAACCTATTATCATGGAAAGTATCTACCATCTT